ACCGCCGCATCGGCTGCCATGCTTCGTACCGGCTGGAGCAGAAGGTTCCAGAGAACCTGAAGAACAAGTCATCCGACTGGGCCGACGAAGGAAGCGCGCTGCATGCCTGCATGGAATACATCATGCAGGAAAACATCTTCGAGGAAGACCTCGAAGAAAAGATCATAGGCCGCGAGTTCGGCGACCCGCCATATGTGATGACGCAGGCGCTGGTCGACAACGCGATCATCCCCTGCATGGACTTCATCGAAAGTCTGATCGACGAGCTGGCCGACGAAGGTGAGTTCATTTTCGAGCTGGAAACCCAATGCGCGATGCCCGGCATACCCGGCGCGTTCGGCACGTCTGACTTTATCTTCCGCACGGACAAGCGGTCTGGCATCGTCGACTGGAAGTTCGGCGAAGGTGTCGCGGTCTCTGCCGAGTACATCGAAGAAGACGGCAGCGTCCGGGGCAACAGCCAGCTCCTGTACTATGGCCGGGCCGCCAAGGAAACGCTGCCTCACATGTTCGAGGACGCGACCGACTGGCCTGTCGACCTCTACATCGTCCAGCCTCGCGTGCGCACTGGCAAGCCCATCACCAAGCACGAGACCGACGTGCAGGGGCTGGAGGAGTTCCGGCTCGTGCTGGTCGACGCCATCGAAAAGAACAAGCTGCTCGACCAAGAGCCGCGCATCGGTCCTTGGTGCAAGTTCGCCGCGTGCAAGTCTGTCTGCTCGGCGCACAACGGGCCGCTGATCAGCGCCGCGAAACTCGGCGCGCTCATCAAGGCCCAGCCTGAAGGCGTCGCTGCCTTCGACTGGCCGACGCACATGGCGCTGCTGCTGGAGATCGCAGAGATCGCCGACAGTGCGATCAAGGTGATCTATGCGCAGGCGCACCAGCACCTTGAAGACGGCGGCCAGATCCTGAACGAGCAGGGCGAGCGCGAGTGGAAGCTCGTGCCGAAAAAAGGCACCGAAAAATATGTTGACGAAGCAGGCGCAGTTCGTCATGCTGTCGGCCTCGGTCTTCCTGAAGACGAGACGAGAGAGCCTGCCCCAGTGAAGTCGCCCGCTCAACTAGGCATCGCACTGGAGCCTCATATCGACAAGAAAGAATTTCCGACGAAGAAGGCGCGCACGGCTGAAGCCCGCCGCCAGATCGCCGAGTTTACCGTTACCGCGTCAAGCGGCACGACACTGGCACGCTTCGACGACAACCGCCCAGAGGTCCATGCGACACCTGTGCTGGTTGCCGGGCTTGCCTCCAAACTTGCAGCGCTTCAGTCGAAGTGATGCGAGAAGACCCGCCCGGTTCGATCCCTCGACCGGGCGGGGAACAGGAACCAGAAACAGTAACGCTAAACAGAAAAGCGAAACTAAAATGAACGAAGTTACACGTCGCACCGGCAGCTCTGCCGTCGCCGCCCTTTCCAATCTCAAAGCTGGTTTGACCAATGTCGTGCAGACAATTGCAACGACAGGCTCCGACCCGTACCTGCGCCTGTTGAAGGACGGCTCGTGGGTGTACGGTGCCGAGAACGTGGAAGTCGAAGACAAGAGCGAGTGGGCCATTAACCCGCTGTCTCTGAAGCATGGCTTCTGCGCATGGACGGACTACAAGAAGAAAGCCAATGAAAAGATGGGCGAGGTCATGGTCCCGGCATTCGTGCCGCTGCCTGACCGTGGCACGCTTCAGGACGTCAAGGACGAAAACGGCGAGGCATGCCGCTGGGACCAGCAGCTCTCGCTTCAGCTCCAGTGCCTGACGCTGGAAGATACCGGCGTACAGGTGCAGTACAACACTACATCGGTAGGCGGCATGAATGCCGTCGCCAAGCTGATCGAAGCCATCCTGAAGCAGCTTGAGACGGACGAGGGCAACCCGGTCCCGGTCGTCATCATGGGTAGTTCCAGCTACCAGCACAAGACCTACGGCAAGACCTACGTGCCGGAGTTCGAGATCGTCGACTGGGTGCCCCTTGACGAAAACATCAAGGCTCCTATCGGCGGCACTGATACCCCAGACAGCGACACCACGACCGAGCAGGCGCAGGCCGAGCAGGTCCGCAGCCGGGGCGGTGAAGCAGGCCGCACGTCTGGCACCACACGTGAACCAACACGTGCTGCCAGCCAGACGGAAATCACCGAGGCTGACCGGCGCGCTGCGCTGGACGGCGCAATGGCTGACCTCGCCAATGAGCGCGCCAGCCAGTCGGCAGGTGAAGAAGCAGCACCACGTCGTCGCACGCGTCGTTGATCCGACGCACTCGACAGGGTAGAGTGAGGCGCTGCTTAGGCGGCGATCCTCTCTCACCTTGGCCGGGCATTCGTGCCCGGTCCTTTTCAAGGAGAGATTGAGCAATGATATTCACGCCATGCAAGCCTACCCCTACCAAGCATATCTTGTCGGTATATGACCTTATGTATAACGACCAGAAGGGCTTGTGCTGCTACTGCGAAGTCCTGATGTTTCACAAGGACCGTGACTATAGCGCACACGTACCTGCCGGTTCCCGGCGCACGCCGAAACGGCTGGCGACCCGCGAACACCTGAAGCGCAAGGCAGAGGGCGGCACCAACGCTCAAGGCAACATTCGTCTAGCCTGCTACGAGTGCAACGTAGGCCGGGGCGAAACAGACTGGATGACTTACAAGAGCTTAAAAATGAAGGAGATCAAACCATGGCACGTGCATTCCTGAAACCGATGTTCTACAACGACGGCGCAGCAGCTTACCTGCTGAAGGGTGGACCGCGCATCGCCACAGTGTTCGACAATGCGCGCGGTACGACCCGGTTCTTCGGGCCAGCCGTGAGCAACGAGCAGGCCGACGCCAAGTATGTCGAAGCTATCATGCGCCGTAACGACCACAAGCCGCAGTACCGCGTCCGGGTGACGCTGAAACAACAGGAGTTAAAGGTATGAGACTATACGACCCTCGCTCCACTGCCGAAAAGGTCCGCGACTGCCGCGACGTTCACGGCCTGTCTATAGATGAAGCGAAGCGCATCGTCTATCGCGACGAGTTGCGCGACCGCATCATCAAATGCGAGGACGTGCACGACCTGAAACAGGTCTTGCTCGAAGCCTTCCCGGCGCTGGATCACGCGAATGAATACTAACCCGCTCGACAACATCAACAACATCTGTTTCGTCGACACCGAGACGCGCACCGAGCGCGACGTCACCGGGCCAGAGGGGCAGATCAAGACAGCCGGTACGTACCGCTACGCCCGTAACGCCTTCGTCATCATCTCGACGTGGGCCATCGGCAACGAGCCTGTCTGGGACGTCAGCATGAACGACCGCTTTGACGGCGACTTCATATGCTGGGACGACATGCCGCCCAAGCTGAAGGAGTTTCACAAGCGCGTCGAGCAGCGCGAGGCGTGGTACGCCGCCTTCAACGCCGGGTTTGACCGGGCCGCCCTCAACCACGGCGTCTACGGTTTCCCTGTCTTCGAGCCGGACATGTTCGTCGACGTCATGGCGCAGGCCGTGGCGTCCAACCTGCCGCCGAACCTTGAAGGATCCAGCCGGGCGATCACCGGGCGAGGCAAGCAGGACGACGGCAAGGCGCTGATCAACCTGTTCTGCTCGCCGCTGGGGCCGCACCCATGGCAGGAGCCGGAGAAGTGGAAGCGCTTCGTCACCTACGGTATTCGTGACACGAGCGAGATGCGCGAAGTCTGGAAGGCTACCCGCGTGCTGCCCTACAGCGAGTGGGAGGACTACTGGGTTAGCGAGGCCGTCAACAGCCGGGGCGTAGCGGTCGACACCGAGTTCGCCCGCAAGGCCAACATCGTCGCGAACGCTGAAGGCGACCGGCTGGCGAAGGAGCTGAACCGCTGGACTAACGGCCAGATCACAGCCGTTACGCAGGTAGCTCGCATCGCTCAATGGCTATACGATAACATTCCATACGCCGAGGCTCGCGAGCATCTGGTCAAGGAATGGAACGAGGACGTCGCGGTTGACGATGACAATCTGCTGGCCGACCAGAAGGTAGGCAAGCTGTCCATCGCCAAGAGCCAGCTCGAAAGCGTGTCGGCGTTCTTCGCCCAGAAGGAGAAGGACGAGGGCGAGCTGTCGGCGCGCGACCGGGTGATCTATGACGTGGTACAGGCCCGGCAGTTTGGCGGCAGCACGTCGCCATTCAAGTTCGGCAAGATCGTTCTCCAGCAGACCGACGACCGGCTGTGTGGTCAGTACGTTTTCAATGGTGCCCAGCAGACCGGGCGCTTCTCATCCAAGGGCGTGCAGGCGCACAACCTTACCCGCTCCTCCCTCGGCAAGTTCGAGGAGGAGGCAATCGAATTTATCAACGACCTAGAGGTGTGACATGGTTGACAAGAAGAAACTGCAACGCCTTATCAACGCGTCCGTAAAAGCGAACAACGCATGCCACATCGCTGAACGCGCGCTAAATAAATTCTGCGATGAGACGTGGGGTTTCGCCCCTTCTGACGAGGACTTAGACAACATTCTGGACAGCGTCTACGGCGGGTGCGGTGGCAGCCACGGTATGTCTGCTGAAGGCTTCATTGCTGATATGGAAACCGTGAAAGGGCGATGACATGGGCACGATAAGAGACGTCAACAAGATAGTCGTAAGCGTCAAGGTGGTGCCGGACGCCGAGCCGAACCACGACGGCTGGTGGCAGACCGTCGACGTGCACGAGTACCGGCTCCAGCCAAAGACAGACTGGAACTACCTGAACACGCTCGTGCCTGCCGGGCACCATGTCGTGCAGGTCAACAGTGGAGTGCAGTGACATGGGACTTTTCAAACAATCCGAAGGCGACAGCGCCATCCTCGTAGTCAACGGCGTCTACAAGCAGGTGCCAGTCTACATTCGCGATAGCCTGCTGTACGCAAACCATTCTGGCGGTTTCATCCGCCTGAATATGGATGGCTCGACGAGCCAGCCTAAAGTGCGACTGGATCACCTTGACTTTGAAGGTGCAGTCCATCGCGATCCAATGGGCCGCTTGTGCCGCCCTTCACCAGACCGCAAGAGCAAACCCCTCATCGACACAGTCGAGCAGGCGCTCTTGGGCGTAACACTAGAGAGAGAGACCGACAATGGCTAACACACGCGCACGCAAGCCTAAGACCGAGAAGCCTGCTGAAACCACAGAGGCCGAGTTCGATCCATCGGCAGTTGCGAAAGCATTGAACCGCCCGGAAGCGACCGCCTACCCGGAAGATACTGACGGCGATATCAGCGGCGAAGTCTTCGACACCGGCAGCCCGCAGGACGAAGAACAGGACATCGTGACTGGCGCTGAAGAAGTCGACACCGACACCGACAACGTCGACGACAACCCAAGCGCAAGCCAGCCGCTGGGCAAGACCACGGCAGGCATGTCGCAGGGCGCACAGGCTGCGCAGGCCGAGGTCCGCAACTACCTCGAACGCAAGGCCGTGCTGCTGGAAGAAGCCGCAGCCGTCCGCACTGACCTGAAGGAACTCGACAAAGAGTTCAAGGATCGCGGCTATGACATGAAGGCCATGAACCTGCTCGCCAAGCTCGACGGCATGACCGAGGGCCAGAAGCAGGCACGCCGCGAACAGAACGTCATCAACGAGACCTACGCGGTCGCTGCGAAGATCGACCTCGACCTGCTCTAAGGTCGCTTGACAGGGTAGGCGTTACTCAATATGGTAACGCCTACCAACCTACAAGGAGTTATGGACATGAACAAATTCACGATCACATTCCGCGTCAAGGGCGGCGACTGCTACGAGGTTCCCACGAGCGGCTTTATCTCGTACCGCTGGGCGCTGCGCGCCGTGCTGAACATGTTCTGCCTGAAGCTATCCGACGTAACACTGTGCAAGGAGTAACTCACATGGCACATGCAGACCCACGCAAAGACGGCTTCAACTACGGCGCACCTGTCGCCGAGCCTGCCTACGACGCGACATACCTGTTCGCAAAGCGGGTGGCCGCGATCCTTCGCCGCCGCAACAGCAGCGCCGCCGTCGCCCGGTCATGGGCGCTGGACATGTTGATCCGTGACGTGCGGGTTAGCTGCTCTGTCGACGAGCAAGAGCGTAAGCTGGCGAAGCTGAAGGTCGCCATCGGTAGCTACGCCCGGTACATCACCTTTAACCGACACACACAGGAGTTTTCTGGCGCGATGTCTGATGCCTGCTGGAACGTGAGGCATTATCTCGCCAAACCAAGAGGAGTATAACCAATGAACGAGGATCGCGACTGGGGCCAGTGGGCCGACATGGATATCGCAACCCGCATCGAATACGTGACGTGGGCTGTCGGCGTTTACGGCAAGGCCGCCATCGCCGGGGCCAAGGTAGGCGCAACGAAGAACTCCATCCTGTCCTGCGCCAACCGCAACGGCGTCCACTTCATGGGCATCAACGGCAACAGCCAGAAGCTGCGCACCGAGCCGCGCAAGAGCGCTCGCGGCAAGACGCCGAAGGTGCGCGAGAAGGCAGAGCCGAAACGCAAAAAGCCACAGGGAAGCTCACACACGAGCTTTAACCGTGTGTCCGGTGCTACCCTAGCCAAGAAGCCTACAGAAGGCGCAGGCGTGCGAGCCAGCCCGGCTTCTGACGATCCTGCGACCAGAGATACCGCCGAGGCCCGCGTCTGGGCACGGCTGGAGGCCATGACGGCGTGGGACAAGCTGCCTGATGCGCCGGAGCCGGTCGAGCTGTGGCAGGTTCCGAAGAACGGATGCACGTGGCCGCTCTGGCGCGACGGCGATAATCCGCGTATGTTCTGCGGCTGCAAGAAAAACGACAGGATCCTGCCATACTGTGATGCTCACATCGCCATGGCAGGCGGAATGAAAACAACACCGCAACGCAGATCGCGGTATGACAAGAGGATCGATACCCATGCCAAGTCCAAATTCAAAGAGCCTCGCCTTCTTGACAGCGACGCCAAAGACCTCTTTGGTTAAGCTGCTCGCCCGGTTGCCGGGGTCTATCATCCCAGTGTTCAGCGGCTTCGAGCGCGACGTCAGCGACGTGCCGAGCGACAGCCCGCACATGTACCCGCTGCACAAGCATATTTTCACAAGCGACACACGCAACGCCAAGAGAGGCCCGGACAACGGCAGCGAGGAGACGATGGAAGTCTACGAGCTGCCTGAAGCCATGCAGCAGTTTTAACCCCGAACCCCAACTAGGAACCAGAGACATGAACGTAAGCACGCATACCGGAATTTTCGGCAAGTGGAACAAGACGTCCTACCCGGACGGCTCTATCAACCTGTTTGATCCTGAAACGCAGCAGCATATCGACATCAAGCCCGATGACCTGCCGCTGTCGTCAAGCACAATTGAGGCACTGTTCGCCCAGAAGTACGGCAATGGACAAGAAAAGACTGCTTGACCTGAAGAAGGGGCTTCTCGCTGGCAAGCGGGAAGCCGAAAACAAACTCATCGCCCACGGCGCGCCGATAGACGATGACGACATAAGAGAACGCAACCAACGCCGCCGCGAGCGGCACACCAGCCTGCAACAGGACTGGTACAACGAGAGAGATAGCTGGGATGACTGACATAAAATTTATTCGCACCGACCGCAACAATGTCGTGCTTCGCTCCAACGATGACGACTTCAAGGATTTTGGCGGCTTCAGCGGGCCGGACCACGTGCTGGACGGCATCATGCAGATGCAGGAAGAAGCCCGCCAGTTCCGCCGCCGCCAGTTCCAAGACAGCCTGAAGGCTACCCACGACAAGGTCATGAGCGACGTAGCCAAAGGCGGCATGATGTCGCTGGGCGAGATGATCTACCGCACTGCAAAGGCCGTCAACAAGGAACTCGACCCGGTCCGGGGCACCGGCACCGACAGCGGCGCAGCGCAGGCCGTGGCCGCCGATCAGGAAGCGCAGGAACCGTTGATGATTGAAGTCAACGCCGCCTACTACGACGAGCTTGTCGGCGTGGCGAGCGCTGCGAACGCGCTGGTTCAACGCCTGCAAGAGGTGCTGGAGATGCCGGAGCTGGATCGCCTGATCACTGCCTTCGATATCCTGTCAGAGCATAGCGTCCAGCGACGCGAGCTGGCAGATAAGGCAGAGAAAGACGCGCTGCTGGGGCCGGTCGTCGACGAGACCGACGCGCTCGACAAGGTCAATGCCGAGCTGGAGAAGGCCAGCTACTTCGACCTGATCATGCGTTGCCAGACGCACCAGCGTGACGCGGCGCTGGCCGAAATCAAACGGCGTGGCGGGCGTGTGATCGTCATCGAATAACAAAATCAAGATACCCCGTTGACTGGATAGGCGTTACCCGATATGGTAACGCCTATTCTGTTTTAACAAGGAGTTCTTGACATGGCTAAAACCCGCTACACCGCTACTGACGCCAACGGCGTGATCCATACCCGCAACAGCGACCGCGTCTACACTCACACAGTCGTTTACCTCAACGACTACGATGCGGCTCTGGCTGGCGCTCACACCAAGAGCTGGGCGCAGCTCGACCGCAGCAACTTCGAGTATTACCAGAAGCTGGTAAGCGGAAACCACAGCTACACCCACGTAAGCGAGAAAGAAATCGCCTCTGCCAAGGAGAAGCTGGAAGCTACCCCTACCGTAGAGCTGTATCTGGCCGCCGAACTTGCCGCTCGCGTAGCCCGCATAGAAGCCAACAAGGCCAACGGGTATTACAAGCAGTATTTTAACGCTGGCTGGTGCGGTCGCCTCGACCTCGCCCAGAAGCTGGTCTCCAAGTACCAGTACGGTGAAATCCTTTCCGTCACCGCGAGCTGAAGTTTAGCGAGGGCTGTGCGCAGCCCTCATTCAACATCAGCAAGGAGTGCTACACATGAAGAAATACCTCGTATGGCTTTCCGGCAAGGAGCCTCACACCGGCAAGGTTCTGACCGCAGCCAATTCGCTGCTGGCTCGCGCCGCTGCCGCCCTCCACCACGTCGAGACCAAGGTGGGCGAGACCGTCGACCACACCGACTTCTGCGCCCGCCCATGGGTAGAGCCGCCAGCTCTGGAGCAAGGCCCGGCCAAGCAGACCTTTGAAGTCTGGAACCCTACACCCTCCAGCCAGCGCACTGAAGGCATCTTCATCATAGACGCCATCAGCCGCGAGGACGCCTGTGCGAAGCTGGCAACCAAGCTCGACAGCATTGCCGCCGACTTCGTCGCCCGCCCTTTGAAGGTGGTGGACAAGACCGCGCCTGACGCTGTGGCGACGCCAGAGCCAGCCGCCAAGCCCCTTGGCTTCACCTCTGAACTGAACGTCAAGGCCGTCGCCCGCTCGTGGGACGGTGCCCGGATAACAGCCATGCCAGAGCCTATCGGCAACTACAACGTGCCGCTCTACGCTGGCGCTGCGCCTGACCCGATCACGGCGACCGAGGCAGCTCTGACGAGCCGCCTGACAGAGGCCGACGCTGACCGCATCGAAACGCTCGCAAAGCTGTTCGCCAAGGCGACCGCCGAGAAGGCATGGGCCGGTTCGAAACACCCGGACGACGCTGCCGCCGTACGCAGAGATTATGCAGAAAAGAGCCGTGCCTTTACTGCCGCATTGCGGGAGCTGGTGAAATGATCAAGACCTTCGTTTTCGTGGTCTACGTTCTGACCTCTGGCGGCGAGACCGTCATCTACCATTCAGAGAGCGGCTTGAACGCCGAGACCTGCGCATCGTACCTAACCATAACCCCTATCGTCGGCGCGCCTGCGCCGGAGAAGGCTTTCAAGGCAGGCCGGAAGATCGCCAAGATCTTCGTCGCTTGCGAGGAGGAGACAGGAGCATGACACAGGATATGTATAACCAGCTTCGCCATTTGCACCGCGAGTTTGACGACGCCTTGGGCATCCTTGCGGGCCGCGCAATCTGCTGGGTGGTCGACCCGACAACCTACAGAGAGATTGTCAACGAGAACGGCAGGTCCATCTTCATGATGTACGACCCGCAGTCGAACCGTCGCGGTGCGCAGGAGTACCAGTACACCGGCTGGACAGTCGGCGGCCTGCCATTCCGCATCGTGCACACTGGCTCGCTGCCGAGGGATTTCCCCGGCGCTTCCGTGCCTACAGTCACGACCATAGAGAAAGACCCGAAGCTGCTGGCGATTGAGTATTACGACCGCTATGGCTTGCGCCATGTCATCTACAGCAAGGACACCGACCCGGCGCTGATCCACACGCCGCCCAGACCGGAGAAGCAGGCATGACCGAGCTGGGCGTCTACTACCGATACGATGACTTCCTCGAAAGCTCTGGCGGTTACGACCAGAGCGGCGAGTGGGAGCCGGGGCCGTCTTCGATCCGCGTGGCGGTCCGCCAGTACGAGATCGTCAAGAAGACGCCAAAGGGCGCGTGGATCCTGAACGACAGCGGCGAGCGCCAGCTCATCCTTGACCACTGGCACTGCAAATTTGCCAACCCGACACTGGAAGGTGCCCGGCAGGATTTTCTTGCTCGCAAGCGCAAGCTGATCGCCATCGCCAAGCGCCGCATACGAGACGCCCGCATCGCTGTCGAGACCGTAAAGCGTAACGAGTTTGAGACGCACGGCATCCGCCAGAAACTGGGGCACCTGAAGCGCGTCTACTCATGGGAGATAAATACATGATCACCGACAAGCAGCTCGACGCCTTCCATCGCATCGGCGCAAAGCCGGGCAAGGAATACGGCGAAGCGCCGATGAAGAAACTGTCTCTGCTGTTGCGTCCAACGTTCATTGCCTCCAAGGGCAAGACGCTGGTCTGGGGCGACTTCTCCAACATCGAAGCGCGCGTGCTGCCATGGCTGGCGAACAGCCGGGGCGCTGAAGCGAAGCTCGACATCTTCCGGGCGACCGACCGCGACCCGATCAACAACCCGGACGTCTATTGCCGGACCGCTGCCGACCTGCTGGAGATGTCCGCAGACGTGTTCTGGGCGATCTACAAGGACGAGGTGCACGAGCTGCACGAGAAGATGAAGGACGCCCGCCAGTCGCACGGCAAGGTGCCAGAGCTGTCTCTGGGTTTTGGCGGCGGTCTGGGTGCCCTTCAGGCCATGGCGCGCAACTACGGCGTCTACCTGTCCGATAAGGTGGCGCTGGAAGTGGTCATGAAATGGCGTGAGGCCAACCGCTGGGCGCGCACCTTCTGGGGCGTCCACAGCCGTCATGAGAGCTACGGGATATGGGGCGCGATCAACAGCGCCATCCAGAACCCGGACTGCATCTTTGAGGCTGGCCGCGTCGCCTACGTCTACGACAAGAGCTATCTGGGCGGCACGCTGTTCTGTGCCCTGCCCTGTGGCCGCCTGCTGACCTACCCCGCCATCAAGTGGGAGTGGAAGGAAGTAGAGAACCCCAAGACCAAGAAGCTGGAGGACCGTTACCAGCTCACATACATGAAGGGCTATGGCCGTTCTGCCATGTGGTACGGTAAGGCCGCCGAGAACGTGACGCAGGCGTTTGCCGCGTCCATCCTGCGCGACCTGCTGAAGCGGATTGAGTTTGGCCGGGGCGAGTTTATCGACCTGCGCCCAGACAGTTACGAGCTGGTCATGCACACCCACGACGAAGCGCTGGGCGAGTGTGACGAGGCCGACAAGATGGCTGCTGCCAAGTACCTCCACAAGGAGATGACATGGCTTCCGCCTTACGCCGAAGGTCTGCCGCTGGCAGCCGAAATAACCTCTAGCTGGTACTACACCAAAACCGCGAAGGACTTTAAACATGAAGAGCTTACCTGAACTCGTCCAAGCGCTGCGCAACCAAGTTGCCTTCAGCTTGCTCCGCGATCCTCGTTCACTGATGCGCGAGGCCGCCGATCATCTCGAAGCTGTGCAGGCCGGGGCCTTCTCCCGCGACTTCGACGACACAGTAGAGCGCGCCTTTCGCATTCAGTCTCGCCAGTTCGGCGACCGGCAGGAGCGCACGTCCGGTGTCGTCGACCATATCAAGAAGGAGGCTGACGAGGCCAAGGCCAGACCGTCTGATCTGGTCGAGTGGGCCGACATCATCCTGCTTGCCATCGACGGCTACCGTCGCAACGGCGGCCAGTCTGACAAGCTGCTGTCGCTGCTTGAGGCCAAGCTCGACATCGTTGCCGGGCGTACCTACCCAGACCCTTACGCAACGCCTGACAGCGTAGCGCTGGAGCATGACCGCAGCCACGATATGGTGCCGGTTGCCACAGAGCTGAAGGATCAAGACGGCCATCCTGTGGAAATGCTCGTGCCGCGTAGCGAGCTGGAAGCCGCCGCGACATATGAGGAGATCGTGGCGACCCGCCCGGACACGCCGGTCGAGGCCATCAACATCAACACCGAATATATGCTGTTTCAAGTGTGCGAAGGCTTGACGCCTTATCACCGTTCGCAGCATGAACACCTCGAAGCGTGGTTCCAGCGCGAGAAGTGGTGGGATGATCTGACGTCGGCGCAGCGCAAGGTGGTTTGCGACGTCGAGTTTAGGTACGACTGACATGGTACTGCTTAAGCTAAACGACAACCCCCTGATCGCGCGCATGTCCGGTTTGATCCTGCGCAAGTCTATCACTGACATGGTCGCCATCGACGACCACACAGGTGTAGGCGACCGGCGTGCCGCGATCCTCCGCAAGGTGCTGGCGAACTGCCATTGGGTGGATCGCGGCTCCAAGTGGGGCGCGTGCCTCGAATGGCAGGCAGGAGACAGCGGGAAGCCCGGTCGCGGGCAGACCAAGGGTAGAGGGCACAGCTACGCCCGAATGACGCTGGACGGCTGCACCTGCGCCGTACATCGCGTGGTCTGGATCACCTTGAACGGCTACCTGCCCGCCAAGAAGCAACTGGATCATCTATGCAAGAACCGCAAATGCGTGATCCACTGCGAACCAGTGACGCACAAGCAGAACCAGAGAAGGCGAGACAATGACCGAAAAGAACGAGCCTAACTTCTACCAAGCGATGTTTGACCTGCCGACCAGCCTGACGCGCACCGAGCGCATCATTCTGGAGGAGATGGTCAACTTCGACACGAGCCTTGAGTTCGTCATGGAGTGGATCGGCACCAAGAGCCGGGCACGCGCTCGCATCTTCGTGTCCCGGCTGCGTGACAAGCTCGTGACGTCGCCCTTCACCATTCGCACCAACAAAGGCGGCAACAGTCACACTGCTGTCTACAGGCTGGAGCTGGTCTAATGGCAGGATGGACAACGAAATATCTGAAGTCGCAGCATTCCCATCTCGCTCATATCGTCGGCGAGATGAACGGCTCACGCTGCCCATGCTGCAAGCATCCGATGGTAACACCGCGCAAGAAGAACCTTGCCAATGTCCAGCGCCGCGACCGCAAGACCGTAGCGCACAATGCCGCCACCAGTTTTGGCGGCGATGACACGGTCTGGGTGTATGCGTGCAACGGATGCAACAACGATCAGGGGAACCGGACATTCCGCTCTTGGTCTCAACACCTCGACCGCCTTGGCGATCCACGCGCTGCGAATGTTCGCCAGCTCGCGGCCATCGTTGAGACCTATATCGACACTCACAAGAGAGGCCGCCATGCCCCAGTATCTGAATATACCGCCGATGCCTGACATCGAAAGCGACGCGCTGGACACACTTGGCGGTTTCCCGCCCCAGCCGCCAGAGCCGCCAGCCATCGGCGACTGCCGTTTCCTCGAAGTCATCCACATTTTTGACACCGAGGAGGAGACCAGCACCGCCCTGTGCACGCTGGTCAGCAAGGCACATTATCGTGAGGTCTATGACGCCGAGAGCCGCGACCTATTGAAGCAGTGCGGCGGCATGATCGCCGAGCGCTACATCGAAAGGCTGCTGGAAGATCCGCACTACTACGGGTTTGGCACGGTCATGACAAATCATGGCTGGCGTTTCGTGTATGTTGGCATACAGTGGATGCCCACGCCCAACATGGCGAGGAACTGACCATGGGCTGGAGAAAGACGTATCGCTACCGCTCCAGCGCAGGCAAGAAGACCGTCGAGCCGGGCTATCGCTATGCCAGCGAGCGCCGGGCCTACATGGACCTGACACCCAGCCAGCGGCTGAAGGTAAAAGAGAAGCTAGAGGCCATGTGGAGCGGCAAGGAATGCTGCAACCCGGTACACAAGAACCGGGTAGCCTGCCCTTCAGTTCTGACGCTGGGCGAATACATGAACCAACTCGACAGGGCCGTTAAGGGCTTCTATCAAGACGAGGATTAAGGGTAATGGACAAGCAAGACATTGAAGCCCTGCGCTTGCGGGTGCTGGAGAACGGGTATTCCCCAATCAGGAATATGGACAAGCGGACATTCATGCCAGCTTGGCCGACTGTCGAGATCACCGAGGACGAGGTCAAGAGCTGGACGCGCAAGCATTCCCGGCACAAGGCAACCGGCCTGCGCGTCGAGAATGGCCTGTGCGTCATCGACTTCGACGTGAACGACGAGGACGCGATGATCGCGATCTCGAAGGCCGTCATCGCTGCGCACCCAGAGCTGGGACAGGACAATGTGCTGCTGCGCTGGGGTAGCGGCTTCAAGGAGGCGTGGTTCCTGCGCTGCGAGGAGCTGTTCACACGGCTCCACACTCGCGCCTACATCAAGCCCGGCGAGGTCGCTGACGACGGCACACACCGCGTCGAGATCTTTGGTGGCAGCTCGCCGCGTCAGTTCGGCGCGTTCGGCGCGCACACGCTGGATGAGAAGACAGGCGAGACGCTGGTCGAGTACCAGTGGGCCACGATTGAAGATGGCGGTTTCGAGATTGAGGCCAGCCCTTATACCTTCAAGCTCGACGAGCTGGTCGAGGTGCCGAAGGCCGTTCTCTGGGACGTGATCGACATCGCCGAGCGCACGCTGGAGGCTCTGGGCTGGACGATCTTCGAGAAGTCGAGCAAGGGCGAGAGTGCCGCTGGCCGCGTCTACGACCTCGTGCCGGAGATGCTGTTCCATTGCAATGACGACGTGACGCGCACACTCGACGAGCTGCGTGAGGCTGCCAAGGCCGAGGAAGGTCTGCGCTGCTCTGCATCGTGGCTGGAAGGCCCGACAGCTATCAACCGCACGCGCTGCCTCGTCTCGCTCGCTCGCTCCGGTAACGTGGCGATCTGGGAAAGCATGGAAGGCGTGACGCATATGGAGCTGGCCGACCAGCCCATCAGCTACGGGCCGGAGATCAACCGCATTGCCGAGAAGCTGCAAGAGCTGGACGACCGCCGCAAAAAGAAGATCAAGACGGCAGACGAATGCCTGACAGCGGCGGCCAAGATGCTGGACGGCTTCACATACTGCCCATCGCGCAAGCTCTGCGTGACGCCGCTCTGGGCGACGTCGACCGCTGAAGGCTACCAGATGACGCCCTTCAGGCTCACGTATCTGCCGAACTGCATGGTCGAAAAAGGGCCGCGCGGCGGCGAGAAGAAGATCAACCCGGTCGACCTGTGGATGAGCGACGAGCAGCGCATCACGGTTGAGGGGCTGCGCATGCGCCCAGACCAGCCTCGCCCGCTCTACACAGAGGAAGGCAAGCTGTATCAGAACGTCTACTCGCCGCCATACCATAAGGAAGGCGTGGGAGATCCACGACCCGGCGTGGCGTTCATGACGCATCTCGTGCCTGATGCCGAGGAGCGCCACTGGTTCCTGCAATGGCTGGCCTTCAAGCTGCGATACCCTCACATACCGGGGCCAGCCGTGGTCATGGTTGCGCACGCTACATTCGGCACCGGTCGCGGCACGCTGGCCGAGCTGATGAGCCGCCTGTTCGGCGGTCATTATGTGCGCCAACTGTCGTTCAAGGACTTCACCGGCAAGACCTACCAGTCGCAGTACAACGAGTGGCAGGCCGACGCGCTGATGGTCTGTGTTAACGAAAGCTCCGAGACCGAGAACGGCAGCGCATACCAAACCAAGGCGAACACTTATGAGTTCCTGAAGGAGCAGGTCGAGCCTCGCCAGACCATGCGCGAGATCAAGGTCAAGACCGATGGCAACTACCGGGCGCTGTCGTCAACCACGTTCATGATCTTCACCAATCACGAGGACGCGCTGCCTATCCCGCAGCATGATCGCCGGTTCGGTATCGTCACCAATGGCGAGCCAAAGCCTGTGTCCTACTGGCAATCGCTTAACACGTGGATGGACGACCCTGACAACGTCGCGGCCTTCTATCACTGGATGGCCGAGTACGACATTGCGGACTACTCGCCATACGCCAAGCCGCCAACATTCGAGGCCAAGGCTGTGATGATCGAAGAAGCCAAGAGCGATCTGGACAGCGCAATTGAGCTGGCGCTGGAGAATATGCCCGGCGAAGTGTTCAGCATCCAGCAGCTCGAAAAGTACGTTCGCATGGTGGCAGACGATGATGGCACGCTGCTGTTGCCTCGTCCGCTGGGGCCGATCATGAAGAAAGTGGCACGCAAAATCCTGACGCGTGTCGGCGTTCGAGACGGCGTCAACTGGCACACACGCTTCGAGCAGGGGCGGTTCCCGCTGTATGCAAACGGCAAGAAGCTGGCTGCATACTGGACCGAGCTGTCATCCGAGGAGCTTCGTCTGGAGGCGTCGAAGAATGGTGCCGTCGACGGTTCAGGTAATACGAATGTGCTGGGCGGGCTGTTCAAAAAGCACACTGGGAACGCCACAGAGAGTTGAGTACCAGCTCGTAAATTGAGTACCAGAATTTATACAATCTGGTACTCACGGTACTCACATGGTACTCAAGCGAAAAAATGCCTTGAGTACCAGTTTTTTCTTTCTAAATCATATAGTTCTACCCTCTGGTACTCATGGTACTCATTAAATACTAAAATATATACAAATAGAGATAAGATAACATAATAACAGATTGAATATGTTATAGTGGTAGCTTATCTAATTTCTACAGTTTCTTAGGGGAGACCGTGTTTTGAGTACCAACTAAAAGGCCGGGCGATAAGCCCGGCCTTTTGATGTTCAGTCTTCAGCGTCAAGCTGCGCCTGTATCTCTGCGATCTTCTGTCGCATTTCCTCGCGCGTCATGACACGTCGCGATGCACTCTCTCTGACCTCACGTTTCGACGGAGCTGTTGAGCGCTCCGATGGGTGGGGCCTGCTCACCTCGACCTCGTCATCTGCGATGTTGTCATGCACCGACAGGCCGAGGCCGTGCTTCTTGTTGATGCGGGTGACGACGTTGCGCAGCGTCTGAATGCAGGCGACTTCGTCTCTGGGAATGAACAGGCTTTCGCCCATGTTCAGCTCAAACAGCTCTGGGTATTTGTACGGTCTAGGCATTGGCGTTATCTCTCAAGTTGGTGATGCGATGCTTCAGCGCGTCGCTTTTGTGTACGCATATAATCATATCACACTTTCAATTTAGCCGCTCTATTTCACTTCAGTGAAATGCTGATACCGGTATTGTGGTACGGGCTTGGTAGGTGGACGATGGGCATGGTGCATGGTACAACGGGCAGTGAGAGATCAGCGTCGCGCGAGAGAGCCAAAATGGGCCGGAACAAGCCAATACAATCCAGCAATCACGCCTACATGGACAGGGCCAAGACCCGCCGCAGGAAGCGCGGTCAGCTCGACCCTTCACAACTGGCAGAGAACCTGTCACCAGCCGTCATGGAGGCCACACAGAGCAAGCGTTACCGCTACTCTGACCTGCGTGGCGAGGAGCGCGTCGAGATGCTGCGCATGGGCCAAGCCTGTGCACGTGCCGCCATGACCAATTTCGAGGCCGCCCAGTATTTCGGCGTGAGCGAGCATACCTTCTGCGAGTGGATGGCGAAGGATCCAGAGTTCGCGCTGTGCATCCGCATGAACCGACAGCTCGCCGACGAGCGCGTTGAGCGTGCCCTCTATCATAGAGCGCTGGGCTACAGCTTCCGCAGCGAGGAAGTGAAGCTGAACGCTGACGGCAGCGTCGTGCGGGCAGAGGTGATCAAGCACATTCCGCCTGACGTGGGTGCTGCTACCTTCTGGCTGAAGAACCGCATGCCTCACCTGTGGAAAGACAAGATCGACGTGCAGGCCAACATCGACGGCAAGATCGACATCGAAGACAAGGCCAGCGATCCACGCCTGCTTGCCATGGCCGTGCTTGACGTGCTGGAGCAGGCTGCCCGCAGTAAGGTTAATGCGACGATTGATGGCGAGGTTGTGGACGAGAAGACCATGGCCGAGTACACTGACGAAGAACTGGAAGGCATGGACATTGAAGCCATCGACCAGCTAATGAGAGGACAAGAGCATGACACTGTACCGAGAAGCCAAGAACCCGCTGGTGCCGGGCACGCTGCGTCTGAAGACGTGGAGGACGTTGCAGCCCGGCGTGGCCGTCGACGATCCAGAATGGCAAGCAAAGTGTAAGCAATACTGGGAGCTGCAAGAGCGGCTGTTCGGCTTCCGTGCCAGCCCCTTCGCCATGATGGTCGACAACGACATCGGCGCTGTGTCGACCTTCGTCACTGTGATGGAGGTGCTGCCGGGGCCGCGCACGCTGGACTACAGCCTCGTGCCGGTCGAGATGATCGTCGAGCAGCATCACATTGCGAGGATCGTGCAATGAGAACGATTGGCATCATCCTTACCGAGATGGCCGTGCCGCTCCTCGTGATCGGCTGGATCGTCATTCCATTCATGGTGCGCTAACATGAGCCTGCCCAAGGACATCACCCTCGACAGCCTGACAGCGCTCATCAAGACGCTGTCACCTGAAGCGAGGCAGCAGCTCGCGGCAACGGCACGTGCCAGCCTCGACAAGCCATGGACGCCGCAGCCCGGACCGCAGGCCGACGCCTTCTACTCCGAGGCTGACGAACTGCTCTATGGTGGCGCTGCTGGCGGTGGCAAGTCTGACCTGCTGATCGGTCTGGCAACGACAGCGCACCTGCGCTCGCTCATCTTCCGTGCCCAGTCGGTCGACCTTGGTGGCTTCTGGGACCGACTGCGTGAGGTGATCAGCAACCCGATCAGCAAGGACGACAACAAGAAGAAGATGCTCACGCCTGACAAGCGCTTCATCGAATGCGGACACCTGTCTGATCCGGGCAGTGAGCGTAACTGGATGGGCCGACCACATGACTTCATCGGCTTCGACGAGGCAGCCCAGCTCGACGAGCTGAAGGTCGAGTTCGTCATCCGCTGGCTGCGATCCACGGTCGAGGGCCAGCGCAAGCGCGTCATGTTCGCAACGAACCCGCCAGTGCCAGAGATCAAGGACGGCAAGTACGTCGACACAGGGCTGGGCGACTGGCTCATGCGCTGGTTCGCTCCATGGCTCGACGAGATGTACCCGAACCCGGCAGTGCCCGGCGAGCTGCGCTGGTGCATCATGAAGTCCGAGGGCGACCGGCTGGCAACGATCTGGGTGGAGGGGCCGGGCTGGTACGATCCACAGACAGGTGAGCCGCGTCCTGATCCAAGCGACGAGGACCGTGAGACTGGCCGCGTCGCTGCTGCCCGGTCGCGCACCTTCATCAAGTCGCTGCTCAAGGACAATGCGTTCCTGAAGGGCACCGGCTATGCCGAGCGTCTGTCCTCGACGCCAGAGCCGCTGAAGTCGATGCTGCTGAACGGCGACTTCACAGTTCGCGGCGAGGATCACCCATTCCAGATCATCCCGACCACGTGGGTGCTGGCAGCGCAAGAGCGCTGGAAGGCCAAGCCAATGGACGTGATCCTGCGCCTGAAGCAGCTCGTCCTCTATGGCGACGTCGCACAGGGCGGTGCTGATACGACCTGCCTTGCACCTCTCATGACAGAGGACTTCTTCGACGAGCTTATCACCCAGCCGGGCAGCGCCACGCCGACCGGTCGCGAGCTGGCTGCGCTGCTGCTCGAAGAACGCATGGATCAGAGCCTGATCGCCTTGGATGCGACCGGTGGCTGGGCTGGCTCGACCGAGGCCACGATGCGCGAGCGCTATAACATCTTGTGCGAGATGCACACCGTCAGCGAGAGTGACGGCTCGTGCCCGCCTGACATGCCGATGTACCGCTATGCGAACCTGCGTGCAAAAATGTGGTGGGAGATGCGGCTGGCGCTTGACCCTAAGAGCGAGTACCAGATCGCACTGCCGCCCGGTGCCCGGCTGCGCACCCAGCTCACAGCGCCACACTTCAAAATCCGCAAGGGCGAGCTGCTGGTCGAGGAGAAGGACGACATTCGCAAGCGGCTGGGCAGCTCGACCGACGAGGCTGACGCTGTGTGTGGCGCGTGGCAGTACCGCGATCAAGCGATACTGGAACAGACGCAGCGTCGCCCGGACATCGTGACCAAGCTCAACCGCCGCCCGGACGAGGAGCGCAAGAACCCTCGCACGGCCAGCAACGAAGACTACGATCCACGAGGCGAATGGTAGTGCGCTGCCACCTTTGCCTGAAGCAGCGAGACACGCTATACAGGATGAATGCGACAGGCGAGCCGGGTGTGTTCGCCTGCATCCGGTGCCGACAAGACTTCTGGGAGCGATACATTGAACGACAGGGTAAGCGTCAAGCCCGCAAGACTGGCACACGCCAGCTTCATCACCGCCAACCTTCGCGAGGCTGACCAGCGCGAGATCTTCTGCCAGCTACCGGACGGCTTCAAGACCTACGAGGTAGCAGCGCTGATGCTGGGGGCTGGTGACGCCTTCATCGCCTACCTCGACGACACACCGGTATGCTTCTTTGGCGCGCATCCGCTGAACATATGCACGCTAGACGCGTGGGCCATGGGCACCAACCAGACCCGCCGCGTGATCCATGCAGTCACCCGGCACATGATCACCGAGTACGGACCGGCAGCAATCGACGCCGGTTTCCTGTCCATGGAGTGCCGGTCGCACGTCGATCACCACGAGGCTCACCGCTGGCTTAAATCGACCGGTGCCGTTGCGAATGGGACGCCTTTCGTGTATGGAAAGAATGGAGAAAAATTCCAGCTCTTTCGCTGGGACCGCGACGCACTTGGCGTGGCGGCCACACGCTACAAGGTGAGCCATGTCCAGTCATCAGAAAGACCTCAAACCAGTTGAAGGTTTAGCCGTCATCGTCTATGGCGCGCTTGCCATCCTCCTGCCCGGCATTGCTTCGATCTTCTTCGAGGTGAAGCTCGCAGTCATCGGCTTTTCAATCACCGCCGCCGCGACCTACCTGTATCAAGACTATCTGTTCGGCCTGCCTGACGACTGGGTGGAGCAGGATGAGATGGTCGCCGCATACGGTGCTGTCGCCATCTTCATCCTCTGGGCAGCCTCGTTGCTGGCCTTCGTCTTCGGGAGCTAATGCCATGTGCTTCGGTTCAAAGCCAAAGCCGGTGAAGGCACCTGTCGTGCAGCCTGCGCCATCTCGTGACGAGGTGGCCGAGGCAGCAGGTCAGGAGCGCCGCCGCGTCCGCCAGCAGCAGGGTGTTTACGGCAACGTATTCACGAGCGTGCTGGGCGATCCGACCTACAACTCCAATGTCCAGCGTCCAGCCAATCAGGCCGTTGCATCGCTAGGAGCCTAAACCATGAGCGAACGTCTCGTCACCGCACTGCTCGACGAGTGGAAAGGACTGTCAGACGCTCGCCGCCCATGGGAAGCCTACTGGCGGACCGTGGCCCGCTACGTCCTGCCACAGACCGCCAACTACGACATGATGCTGGGCACCAACTGGGGCGGCGCGATCAACTCTGTTGTCGACGCTCCAGCCGCGTCGCGCCGGTCTGCCGACCTGTACGACATGACCAGCCTCTGGGCCATCGAACGACTGGCCGCTGGGATCCTGTCGCTGAAGACGCCAGAGAGCCAGAACTGGCAAGACCTCGGCACCGACAGCCTGTTCGGCGAGCCGAACACCCACGAGGAAAAGCTGGCGCTGGAGCGGCTGCGCGACTACATGTTCAAGCGCCGCAACGATCCTAAGACCGGCTTCTGGCCTGCGCACAAGTCGGCGATCCGGTCCATGTGCGCGTTCGGCGACGGCTGGCTTTTCATCAAGGAGATGCAGGGCGTGAGCGCCAAGCTGCCATACTCCTATCAGTACATGCCGCTCATCGAACTGTACCCCGGCGTAGATGCGACTGGCCGCCCGGACCGCATGTTCCGCCTGTTCCGCCTGTCGGCGATCCAGATGCTGAACGAGTACGGCGAGGACAAGCTGCCTGACAGCGTCAAGATGGCGCTGAAGAACCCCAAGGACAAGCACAAGACATTCCGCATCCTGCATGCCGTCCGCCCTCGTAGCGAGAATGACAAGCTGGGCAAGATCGGCGTGCGCGGTGCTGACTTCGCATCCTTCTACATCATGCCGGACGAGCAGCACCTCCTTGGCGAGGGTGGCTTCAACGAGTTTCCGTTTGTCCGCTACGCATGGAACAACAGCGGCACCAGCCCGTACAGCGAAGGCCCAGTGGCATACGCCATCGGCGAGCTGCGCAGCCTTCAGGAGATGGCGCGCAACGAGCTTATCGCTGTGCAGCAGGTAGTCCGCCCGGCCTACGCCACGTTCGGCAAGAACTTCCAGCGGCTCAACCTCAATCCGGGGCAGGTCAATCCGGGCCTGATCAACGGTCGAGGCGAGAAGCTGTTCGAGGCCATGAACAGCGGCGTGCGGCCTGACTTCGCACAGGGCATCATGGAAGCCCGGCGCAACAGCGTGCGCGAGCTGCTATACCTGAACCTGTGGCAGATCATCCTTCAGGACAAGAACGACACGGCGACCGAGGCACTGATCCGGGCGCAGGAAAAGGGCGAGCTGCTTGGCCCTGTCGGCATCAGCCTGAACGACGGCCTGTCCATGATGACGGACCGCGAGATCGCGATCCTTGGCCGCAAGGGCGCGTTCGAGGACGGCAGCCCGCTCGCCATGCCTGACAGCATGGGCGACCGCGAGGTCACGCCTACCTTCACCAGCCCGCTCGACCGCCTGCGCCGCATGTCGGAGCTGATCGGTATGCAGCGTCTGGTCGAGTTCGCGACGATGCTGTCCGGCAACGACCCGAACCGTTTGAGCCAGATCATGGCACGCTTCGACAACGACGAAATGCTGGAACGCGCGCAGGAAATCTTGGGCGCTCCAGCCTCCAGCCTCACGTCTCGTGAGACTGCCGACGAGGGCCGCCAGCAGGGCGACCAGACGCAGCAGGCCATGATGGCGCTGGAAGCAATGAAGCAGGGCGGTGACGCAGCCAAGAGCATCGGCGAAGGTGCCGCAGCTCTTGGTCAGGGAGCCGAAGTCGCTAACGCCAGCCCGGCGCTGCCCGGTATGCTGTCTGGTCTTCCAGCGGCAGCAGCAGAGAGCATGCCACAATGACAGAAGAATATTCAGTGAGAGAGCTGATACACCGCGACCCGGCGCTTCGCACCTACGTCACGGAACTGAAAGAGCAAGTGGAACTGGGTGCTGCATGGCGCGCGATCCTCGACGGAAAAGGATCGAAAGAGCAGGCCCAGCTCGTGATGACCGACCTCGCTTTAGAGACCGGTTATTTCGGCGTAGCCCCTCCCGACGCGACAGGGGATATGCTACAACGGCAGGAAGGAAGGCGAGGCGTCATGGCTAGGATTTTATTCTTGGCAGACCTTCCTAGTTCAGCTATAACACAGCTACGTCGTGACGCGCTCGACGAGCTTCAAAGACTAGAAGAAAGAGAGCGCAGTCATGGGAACTGAAAACGTAGACGACCAGCAGGGCCAGCAGGGCAACGCAGATGACGCAGCGGCAGCAGCCGCAGCAGCAGCCGCAGCCAACAACGCTGACAACCCAGATGGAAAATCTGCCGACCCATTTGAGGCCCTTGGTTTCTCTGACGAGGACAAGGATATCCGCGAATGGATCACCAAGACCGGTTTCAAAGGCCCGAAAGAGCTGGCGAAGTCGGCGCATGAGCAGTCAAAGCTGCTAGGCAACTCTATCCGTATTCCGGGTAAAGACGCCACCCAAGAGGAGCGTGATGCGTTCCTTAACAAGCTGGGGCGACCAGCGGAAGCGAAGGACTATGCGTTCGAGCCTCCCAAGGATTTGCCCGAAGATCTGCCCTATGATGGCGAGCGCGCGAACCGGTTTCGCGATGTCTCTCACAAGCTGGGGCTGACGGCAGAGCAGGCGAAAGGTCTTCATGACTGGTTCGCCACCGAGACCGTCGAGGACTTCAAAGGCTTGGGTGGCAAGCGTGCCGAACAGCAGTTGGCTATCGCCAAGGATGAGACCTCGAAGCTCGTTAAAGAGTGGGGGCCTCTGGACGGCGAACAGATGCGAACCAATCTCGCGCAGGCTGACAAGTTCCTGCGAGATGTTGGCGGAGACGAGGCGATTGCCGAGTTCAAACGCGTCGGGCTTATTGGTGACGAGGGCAAGATTATCCAATCCGCCGCCATCGCCAAGATGTTCGCCGCCGCTGGCCGGGCGCTTTACACAGAAGACCAAATCTTGCGCGGTCGACCTGACCGTCTGGACAACCCGTTCGCAGCCGGTGACGGCTTCAACGTAACGGCCCAGATGAAGTTGATCAAAGACGACCGCGATCTGGCTCTGTCATTCATCTCCGCTGCCGGAAAGAAACCAAGCGATTTTGGCCTGTCCTGACAGGCCAAGATTTTAACCACAGCGGAGACCTGACCAAATGACCCGTATTTCAGACGTAATTGTGCCTGAAGTCTTTAACAGCTACATGGTGAACAACACCAAGCAGACGATGGCATTCTACAATTCGGGCGTGCTTCGCCCGGACGCCGACCTCGCGAGCAAGCTCGCAGGCGGTGGTCGCACGTTCAACGTTCCATTCTGGCGCGATCTGGACGACACCGAAAGTGACACCGCTTCGGATGATCCAGACAGTCACGCTTCTGCCTCGCCTATCACCACAGGCAAGGACGTGGCGCTGCGTCAGGTGCGCACCAAGGGCTGGACGACCTCCATGCTCACTTCGGAGCTGGCGGGCGCTGACCCGATGGCTCGCATCCAGTCTCGCGTCGGCGAATACTGGGGCCGTCAGTTCGACCGCATCGCGATTGCCACGGCACGCGGCGTGTTCGCTGACAATATCCAGAACGACGGTGGCGACATGGTTGTCGACATCTCGACTGGCGGTGCACCAACTGCTGCGAACCTGATCTCTGCCGAGGCAGTGATGGACGCAGCCCAGACCATGGGCGATGCCAAGCAGGAACTGAAGCTGCTTGTCATGCACTCTGTCGTCAACACTCGTCTGGCTAAGAACGATCTGATCGACTTCCGCCCAGACAGTGAAGGCAAACCATGGGTGCCTTACTATCAGGGCTACCGCGTGCACGTCTCTGACAACGTGCCAGCGATCCTGATTGCCGGGCAGGTGCGCTACCACAACTACCTGTTCGGTTCCGACGTGTTCGGCTGGGCAGAACACGACGTCGCCAAGCCAGTCGAAACCAAGTCCGATGCGTCGGCTGGTGACGGCATGGGCGTCGAGGAGCTGTGGACACGCCGCCAGTTCGCCTTGCACCCTTACGGCATCAAGTGGACCGATGCCGTGGTTGCGGGCGAGTTCCCAACCAACGCCGAGCTGGCGCTTGCCGCGAACTGGGACCGCGTTTACCCAGAGCGCAAGCAGATCCCGATGGCACTGCTCATCACCAACGGCTAAGGCCGGGGGCGAGAGCCACAAAGGGCCGGGCGAAAGCCCGGCCTTTTTCTTAGGGTAGAGGCATGCTATAAGAAACATGCTTAACCGCACGTAGAAGCAGCGCGCTAACATGGCGCAGAAAGGCAAAATACCATGGCTACGTATCGCAAGTTTGATCGGTTCCGTGCCCACTCGGCATTCATCACCGACGAGCTGAACTTCATCGCCAACACGGCGAACAAACTGACCTCTGGCGGCACCGGCACTCCGGCCAACGCTTACGCTACAGGCGGCGGTTACAACCTTGTAACGTCCGCAGTTGCGAACGACAGCTCGAACGCGCAGCGCGCGATTGAGAGCGCGGGCACTGGCATTGCCAACATTCCGTTCGCCAAGAACAAAAAGGTGTCGGCAGTCGCACGCTTCGAGCATGCGAACTTCACCGGCATCAATATCCAGTTCGGCTTGTGCCCTATCGGTGCAACGCCGTTCGCGTCCAACACTGGCGCGTTCATTGTCATCAACGCTGACGGCTCCTACGCCTTCAAGCTCGGTGGCGCGAACGCAGTGACCGGCCAGCTTCCACAAGGCTCGCTGGCACAGGCTCGTGACAAGTTCGGCGGTGTCGATCTTGAGATCTACCACGACGGCGCTGGCAAGCTGGCGTTCTTCTTGGGCGGCTACCGCATCGGCGGTGCCGATGTGACCTACGACGCACAGGGCGTCGCACAGGGCGGCGTCGCTGCTCTGCTGTCCCTGTCTGTCGGCATCGTGGCGGCCACCGCTGGTGCCAAGACTGTCAAGGTTGTACGCCTTGGTTCTGCTCACCAGATCGCGGGCCACAGCCCGCAGTAAGTTGAGTACCAGCCGGGCAGCGTAAAAACTGCCCGGCTGACAAAGTTGAGTACCATGAGTACCAGCTCTGGGACCAGCTTTAGATTAAGGATTTCAAAGGTTTAGTCTAAGTTGGTACTCTGGTACTCATAGATTTTAAAATATATATGGAGTTAGATAAGATAACACTATAACAGATTGAATATGTGATAGTGTTATCTTATCCAATTTCTACAGTTCTTTAGAGACCTGTGGTTTTGAGTACCAACCAACCGAGAGGACATGACAATGCCGACCGCAGAAGACCTCAAGAAGCGCTCCGAAGCTCGCGCCCTGCGCCGGGCGAACCAGCAGTCCGCCATTGAAAAGGCGCACACGGAAGCTGCCGACGCCGCCGAAAAGCAGCAGCAGAACCAGAAGGGCCGCGACGCGACGGCGGAACTGACCAACGTTGCGCCAAAGCCGAAGGCCAAGCCAACCCCACGCGCCGAGACAGTGCGCAAGGGCAAGGCCGCTGCCGAGGTACAGGCCCGCAAGGATAGCGAGCTGACACCTGAAGAAGTCAACGTCGAGCAAGAGTTCGAGCGCTGGGATGGCCGGGGCGCTGCTCCGCTGCACGTGCTGAACGCCATTGCCAAGCGCATTGATGGCGAAGTTCGCGACGAAGGCCGCGAGATCGCAGCAGCCGCAGGCAAGGCCGCGTATGAAGTCTACACCGGCAAGCTGGGTGGCAAGCGCAATCGCTACGGCAAGATGCGCGCCCAGATCGCAGCCGGGCAGGCCAAGCTCGACGCGGACAAGGCCAAGGCCGCCGACACTAACGCCAACAACGGACAGTAACCATGGTATCGCGCGCAGCGGCAGCAGCTTATGTGAACAACGTCCGCCGCCGTCGCTGGCGCGATGCTAACGATATCCCGCCGCCAGTCATCATCAATGGCCTTCTCGGCGACGCGGCACCGGCAGGCGGCCTCGGCGGCTGGTCTGACGGCTCGCTGGTCGCCGCGTTCGGCACCATGTCGCCGACCACGGCCTACGGCGTCACGTTCAATCTGGTCGCCAGCTCCAGCGGCAGCGGGCGGACAATCGTGTATCTGGACGGCGACCAGACGGCCTTCGCCAACAGCAAGACCCTCTACATCAACGGCGTGGCGATGGTCCTGTTCTCCGCAGCCTTCGGCTCTGGAAAGACCGTCATCCAGTACAACGGCACGCCGCTCAACACGATTGGCGCTGCCTTCACATTGGAGTACCGTTGATGCCTACAACCCAAACCCGCCTGACGATCTATAACGGCGCGCTGGATCTCATCAGCGAGTTCCCGATCACGACCGTGCAGGACGAGAACATTTACGCCCGCTGGCTCAACCGCAACTACAGCCTGACTGTAGAGGCGGCGCTCCGGCTGGACGCGTGGAATTTCGCCACCCGGTTCTACATGCCGGTCGAAGATCCAGAACCGCCAATGATGCGCTGGCGCAAGCGGTTCGGCCTGCCGCCTGACTGGGTGCGCATCCTCCAGCCGACCCGCGACGGCTACCGCACTGGCTACCCGATCCCTTACGCCATTCAGGGTAACTATCTCATGGTCAATGAGACGCCGCGCAAGGGTATCGAATACATCGCGAACCTTCAGGAGCCGGGCGAGTGGGATCCTCTTTTCGCCCAGATGCTGAAGGCCCAGCTCGCGACCGCGATGGCCCAGCGCTTCACTGCCAAGAACAGCTACATCGACCGGGCCGTTCAGCTCGCCAATCAGGCGAAGGAGCAGGCCAGCGAGATCAACGCATTCGAAGGCAGTGTGCCACCGCCAGAGGCGCATGATATCATTCGCGCCCGGCACAACGATGACCCCTATCGAAACGACGGCCAGATGGGCGCTGGATCGATGAGCGATTGGTATTAACGCATGGTACATGTCCTGAACGTCAACGGCACACGCGGCGAAATCACCCCGTTCATGCACGCTCGCATGGACACCGAGTTCTACCAGCAGGGTTACGCCGAGTGCCTGAATACCGTGATCACCCGGTACGGCCCGCACACTCGTGTGCCGGGCACGACGTTCTATGGCAACACTAAGCTCCAGCTCGGCAAGGCCAAGTTTCTGGCCTTCCAGTTCTCCCAGACGCAGGTCTACAATCTGGAGTTCGGCCAGAACTATGTCCGCTTCTGGACGCCTGACGGACAGGTGTTTGACGGCGGCGCTCCTTACGAGGTGGCGACAATCTACACCGAGGCCGATCTGCCGACACTCCATGGCCGCCAGTCTGGCGACGCGATGTACCTGTTCTGCAAGGGCAAGCGTCCGCAGGTGCTGCGCCGCATGGGCGAGACCAACTGGACGATCACACCCTACAAGCCGAAGGACGGCCCGTACCTGCCGATCAACGATACGCCGACCACGCTGACGCCAACGCACACCGGCAACGTCGTTCCGGCCATGACGAGCAACAATACCTTCGTCGGTCCGTTCCCTGACCAGACCACAGCCGTGGCGTCCAGCAGCGTCGGCACTGACGCGTGGCGGGTGTTCTCCCGCAACAAGGCAACGATTGCCACAGTCGGCAACGCCGCTGGCTGGGTGCAGATCGACTTGTCGACACCTGTGGTCATGGACAACTATTTCATCATCTCCGGCAGCAAGAACGCCGAGACCGACGCCATGTTCTCGCAGTGGGATTTGCAAGGCTCGAACGGCGGTTCCGTGTGGATCACGCTGGATAGTCGCGACAACGAGAAAGGCTGGGCGGGCAGTGAGACGCGCTACTACGAAACGAACAACAAGAACGCGTTCAGCAGCTACCGCCTGTTGTTCTCTGGCGGCTCTGGTTCAGACCCAGATCACGCAACAACTGAAATGGGCGGCTGGTATATGCACCGGGCTGCTGATAATCACCCTGCTGGTATTGTGCAGGCGTCCGCGACCACTGGCATCAATGGTGGTGTCGGCTTCCGTAACTCTGATGTTGGTCGCTATCTCCGCATGCGCGGCAGCGATGGCCGCTGGCGCTGGGGCGAGATCGTTGCTGTCAACGGTACTCACCAAGTCGAGACAAAAATGAACGGCCACGCGCTGCTCACGACAGACCCGATCCAAGACTGGGCGCTGGGCGCTTGGTCTGATGGCGTGGGCTGGCCGTCGACCGGCGTGTTCTACGAGGACCGCTTCGTTCTGGCGAGCTGGCCTGACGACCCTATCGGCGTTGCGATGTCCGTCAGCGCAGCCTATGACAATTTCCGCACCAGCGACCCGCTGGTCGACGACGACAGTATCAAGCTGCGCCTGACAGGCGGACGGCTCGACGCGATCCACTGGCTGGCTGATGCCGGGGCGTTGATGGGCGGCACCGGGGGCGGCCTCCGCTCCATCGGCGGTCGCGACACGTCAGCCGTCCTGAAGCATGACAACGTCCGCCAGAAGCTGGAGACCGGCGTTGCCGCGTCCGCCGTGCAGCCGGTTCACGTCGAGAGCGTGTACCTGTTCATGGACAGCCTGCGCCGCCGCCTGTACGAGATGGGCTACAGCTACGAGGCGGACGGCTACCTCGCTCGCGAGGTGTCGGTCCTGAACGACCACCTGTTCGAGTACGGCATCAACCGGACCGAGTTTATCGACAGCCCGTACCGCTTTGTCGTGTCGCTGCGCGACGACGGCAAGATCGTGTTCTTCGCCTACGACCGCGAGCAGAAGATCGCAGGCGGCACTCTCGTCGACGTGGGCGGGTTTGTAGAGGACATCTGTGTCCTGCCGGGCAAAGAGTACCCGGAGTTGTGGCTCATCGTCAGGCGCGAACGTCAGGGACAGGTGTACCGCCATGTGGAGAAGATGGCTCCATTCTACAACAAGCGGACGCACCCTAACGCCCTGCCGATCTACTCGACATGCAGCTACACCTACGAGGGCGCAGCGACGGCCAACCTCGCAAACCTCGCCGCCCTGACCGGGCAGGAGGTAGGCGTCTGGGCTGACGGTCGCGACATCGGCAACGCCAGCGTCTCGAACGCCGGGCGCTTGACGCTGCCACAGGGCATCAGCGCCAGCCGCATCGTCGTGGGCCTGCGCCTGCCATGGCGCATCAAGAGCCTGCCACTGCCTACCGCACAGATCAGTCAGGACGGCGGCGGCCTGTCGCGCAACCTGCGCATTGTCAGCATCACGGTCGACACATTCGAGAGTGCCCGCATCAATGCAGGCGGCCTGAATGCCGTCGATCTGCTGCGCGCCGAGGAAGACGTCGAGCATGATCCTGACCTGCCGGAACCTATCCGCACAAAGAAGCTCACGATACCCGCCGATGATGGCTGGAAAAACGAGGGCGTTTTTGTTATTGAAGGGAGCAGCATGTTCCCGGCAACGATCCGGGGCGTATCGCTCCTAGTTGAAATGGAACCTTAACCATGTGCATGGCAGCCATCGGCCTTATCGGAGCAGTGGTGCAGGGCATCGGCGCAAAACGCGAGGCCGATCAGCAGGCGGCTAACCTGCGTTCCCAGCAGGAAGCGCAGAAGCGGCAGGCTGCCATCCAGCAGACGACCGGGGCGTATCAGGCTGACCGCAAGCGCGAGGAAGTCGAGCGCGTTCTCGGCAGCCAGCGCGCCGCCTACGCCGGTTCCGGCGTGGCGCTGTCCGGCACACCTGAAACCGTCATCGCCGAGAGTGCCCAAGAGGGCGCGCTGGACGTGGCGGCTATCCGCTGGAACAGCGGCATGGAAGCCGACACCCAGCGGCACAACTCCAAGATCTCCGGCATGAGCGCCAAGAACGCTTCGCGTTCCGGCAACATCGCCTTCCTGTCGCCAGTCATCGGCGGCGTTGCAAAATTCGGCTCCAGCTTCGGATAATCCTTAATGGCAAAGATCGTCAAGTACACAGCACAGCAGGGCCTCCAGCCTTCGTCCATGCCTAACACGCAGGTGACGGATCCAACCAATGCTGCGCTACAGAACCTTGGCGGCCAGATCAGCAACGTTGCCGACTACTTCCAGCAGCGCGAGGAGAAGAAAGAAGACTTCAAGGCCGAGAACGACTACCGCCGCCTGAACATGGAACTCGGCCAGCAGATGGAAGACGCTGCTGCCAACATGACCGAGGACGGCAGCGGCTTCCACGACGGCTTCATGAAGAACACCTACGGCCCAGCCCGCGACAAGTTCCTTGCCGGGCTGCCTGACCGCCTGCGCGAGAAGTACGGCACGATCCTCGCTGACGGCACCGGCAGCGACACGACGTCGTGGTCGATCAAGGGCGCGACCAAGGAGCGCGATAAGCTCTGGAGCTGGTACGACAACGAACTGAAGGTAGGTCAGGACGAGTTGCAGACGGCCATCTCCATGGACCCGGATGCCTACGACGATCTGCTCAAGAACGGCATGGACGCCATCGACGCGTCCGGCCTGCCAGAGACCCGCAAGGAGGAGCAGCGGCAGGCGTGGACCCGCATGGCCCAGATCGCGCACCTCAACCGCATGATTGAGACGCAGCCAGAGCGCGTGCTTCGCGACCTCGGCGCTAACCCTTCCATGCTGACACCGACCTCGCAGTTCTCGCTCCTGTCCAATGCGGTGCAGGGCGTCGAGACTGGCGGCGAGGTCGACCCTGACGCAGCCGTGTCGAAGGCTGGCGCTATCGGTCGCATGCAGGTCATGCCTCGCACAGCGGTCGACATCTCGAAGTGGATGGGCGACGGCCTGATCAGCAAGGACATGAGCGACGAGCGCATTGCGTCGATCATCTCTAACCCTACCGTCAACAAGAAGTACGGCGACTTCTACCTGAAGAAGATGATCCAGACCTACTCCAAAAAGGGCGGGCTGGAAGCGGCGCTGATCGCCTACAACGGCGGACCGAAGCGGGCCGAGGAGTGGATCGCGTCAGGCTTCGACGACAAGGTTCTGCCGAAAGAGACCCGCGAATACTACAAGAAGGTGATGAAACAGCTCCCTTCGATGTACGCTGGCGGCGAGCCGGGCAAAGGACCGGGCGGCGCTCCTGTTCCGAAGGGCGACCCTGCTGGCGTCAAGCTGGTCTTTGCTGACCGGCCCGGCATCGCTGGCATCGTTCGCGGGCAGGAAGAAGATGCCGTTAACCCGGACACGGTTAACCGCGTCAAGACCGCGTTCGCCGGTCTGGGCATCAACAAGGTCAAGATCAATTCCGGCTATCGCGACCCTGCCTACAACAAGGCCAAGGGCGGCGCGAAGAACAGCGAACACGTGCACCGCAACGCCATGGACATCGACGTCTCTGGCTACAGCACAGCCGAGCGCGTGCAGATCATCAACGCCCTATCCGCCGCTGGCATCACCGGTCTGGGCATTGGCGCGAATATCATTCACGCCGACACTGGCGGACGCCGGGCGTGGGGCTATGCCACGTCAGCAGGCGGCGGTGCCGTGCCGAAATGGGCACAGGCTGCCATCGCTACGCACCTCGAAGGCAAGTCGGCAGCGCCGAACAAGCCTATCGCTGTAGGCGGTCGCTATGCTGGCCTTCCTTACGCCGACCGGCAGAAGTACATCAACGCCGCTGACGCCGCCCTGACACAGCAGAGCAACCAGCAGAGCAAGGCCACGGCCTTGCAAAAGGTCGAGATCAAGACCGCCATGGACAACGAGATCGCTACCCTGTCGACGACCGGGCAGTCTTCAGGTCTCGTCGACGATACGGCTGTCTCGACGATCCTTGGCGAGGACGACTATTTCAAGTGGATCGAACGCCGCGAGACTGCGCAGCGCTCGTTCTTGGCGAAGGACGGCATCGCCGGTATGACGCTGCAAGAGATGGACGAGCGGCTGGGCGAGTACCGCCCCGACCCCGGCTCTGCCAACTTCGCCAGCGACCAGAAGGTCGAGGCTGCCGTCCAGAAGGAAATCGACCGCGTAACCAAGCTGCGCACCAGCAAGCCGACCGAGGCGGCGCTGCTGTTCCCAGAGGTCAAGGCCGCATGGGACAAGGTGCAGGAGCAGGAGAACCCGGCACCAGAAGCGGTGCAGGAATTTGTGCGGCTCAATCTGGAGAAGCAAAAAGAGTTTGGCCTGAAGCCCGGCAGCGAACAGCCGATCCCTCGCCCATGGGCGGTCGAGATCGGCAAGGCGCTGTCCAAGATCCCAGAACTTCAGGGCCGCAACAAGCCGGACGTGAATGCCGCGATCTTGGTGCTGTATGACAACCTTCAGAAATCCTTTGGCGAGTACACGGACGAGGTGATCATCAATGCGTTGCGTGAATATAAGGGCGTCGGTGCGGGTACTGCCGAACTTCTCACCGGCTATATGCAGGGCATTCAAGAAGGCGGCGACCCGCTGGCGCGTCTCCGGGCGAGACAAAGTCAAGCGCTCGACCGCGACCAAGTAGAGGAAAGCACCGGCAAGGGCTTCTGGGGCACGACATGGGACTTCATCCGTGGCGACCGCAGCGAGCAACTTGCCGAGGGCGAGCCTGCGCTTCCGGTTGACGCCGGAGCTGAAACCGTAGTAAATGACGAGCAGGTTCTCCGCGCAATGGCTACCCTTGAAAACCTTGGGGATGAGATGTCGCCGGAGCAGGAACAATCGCTTGTTCGGCGCTATGGTCAGAAAACCGTTGATGCCGCTAAAGCGCGTATCAGCGGGACAGGGCCTTGACCACTTTCAACCTAAGCACACCTACCATTCGCGTTCCCGGCCTGCTCTCTGACGAGGCGCTTCAGGAACAGCTCAAGCAGTACAAACAGAACTTTAACGGCGGTGCTACACAAGCGCCGTCGTCTGCCGTTGAGATGTCGAACAAGGTGCAGAGCGAGTTCTTCGACGCGCCTGTCCGCAACACTCTGGCGCTGGCATCCGGCATCGCTCCGGCTCCAGTGGCACCAGCCTTGAACCTGCTGTCGTCTGTCTCGCCGGGCGCTGTCGCCGCTGCTGATCCACAGCAGCGCGCCGTCGACGTGCGTTCCGATATCCTGTCCAACGAAGCGGGCGGCCTGTCCTCGTATCTGCTGGGCGGACCGCTGGGCTATCTGGCTCGCGATGGCGGCGCGCTCGACGAGCTGGGCACGCTGTCGCCAGACGAGGCAGCCGAGGAGAAGGCGCAGCGCGAGAAGGACGCAGCGCACTACGAGACCGCCCTCAAAGGTTCCATGGATGCGCGCCAGAAGCTGCGCAACCTGACCAGCGAGGAAGCCGCTGCCATGGGCTTTCCTATCCAGCCGGGCATCGACGCCCAGACCGAGAAGGAACAGCGGCAGGAGCTGGAGCAGGCTGACGCTGCCCGCGTCGCTCGTGCCGAGGAAGCCACCAAGGATGCCAAGGTACAGACGCCTACGAAGGCGTGGTGGCTCGACGCCCTGCGCTCGTTCTACCGTGGGCAGAACAGCATGTACACCGGCATCGGCAAGGGCGCTGCCATCGGTCTCTGGGAGCTGCCGGGCGAGCTGGCTGGCATCCGTGACGAAGGCCGCTCCGACGTGCGCGCATGGTTCGACACGGTCGACGAGACGATGAAGAAAGTCATGCCGCCAGATCTGGCCCGGTCTGAAGACTTCGTCACCCAGCTTTCGCAAGGCGCTGGCTCTATGCTGGGCTTCATGGTGGCCGGTTTCCTTGGAAACCAGATCGGCTTGCCGAGCAACGTCGCAACCATGGTCGTCGGTGGCACCAGCGGCGCAAGCCAGCAGTACGAGGACGCCGAGCGCTTCAACGCTGGCGGCCTCCAGCGCTTCATCTCCTTCATGGCTGGTGCCGGTCTCGGCATGACCGAGGCTGTCCCTATCAACCGGGCGCTGATGCGTCTGGAGAACGCGACAGGCGGCGCGGTAACACGCGGCCTTCAGGCGACGGCATCGGCCTCGCTGGAGGAGTTCATTCAGGAGCTGGGCCAGAACCTTGGACAGGACGTCGTGGCGCAGGCCATCTACGACGAGCAGCGCAAGCTCGACTGGGGCAGCTACCTAAAGGCCGGTGCTGTCGGCGGCATCCTTGGCGCGCTGGGCGGCGGCGCTGCCCAGACGCTTCAGGCGTCCGGCGTGATCGACGTCGCGCCTACCGAGCAGCAGCAGGCCAAGCCGGGCGAAGCCGACGCCGGACAGGCCGACTTCCTGACCACGTTCATGAACGATGCACAGGTTGCCTTCGACGAGCTGACGGCTGACCAGCCGATGGGCCAGCGCGCACCGAACTTGCAGGACATGCTAGGCGAGGCACGCGCCCGTTTGCAGGATCGCCGCGCGGCTGCGCAGCAGATCGCCGCAGAAGGCAAGCCGGTTCGCATGTTCAACGGCGACCGCTCTGCGCTCATCGGGCCTGACGTGTCCAAGCCGGGCGGCTACCGCGTCACCTACTTCGACGAGAACGGACCGTCCAATCATGTCGAGCATCCTACGCTGGAGGCAGCGGCAGAAGCTGCCATGCGGGAAGGCTTCGCACCGCAGAAGGCAGCAGCTCCCAAGCCAGACGCAGGCCCGCTGCTGGAGCGTGCCAAGACAGAGCAGCGGCCCGGCACGCAGGTGGCCGACGACTTCGTTGCTGGTCTCCAGCGTCCGCCGCTGTTCGACTACCAGACGACAACTGGCAAGGGCGGCACGGTTCCAGCTCCAAACGAGAACGGCAAGATCGTGCTGCGTCACTTCTCGAACGAGGAGCGCCAGACGCTGGATCCAAACCAGATGGGCACCGGCCCGCTGATCGGGCAGGAACGCGCCCGCCTGTTCGGCGACAGCGCCGTGCCTCGCACTTACTTTGGCGTCCGCTCTGGCCCGGACTACGTGCCACCGAACCGCACGTCCAAGGAGTACCAGCAGCTTGACGAGGCAGAGCGCGCCGAGGTCAAGCGGCTGGGCAAGATCGGCGTAACACCCAAGATGGTGCAGGGCGCTCTTGACGCTCGCTACCGGCAGGAAGCGCAGGCCGCAGGCTATCAGAACGAAGGTCTCGGCAGCATCCGCCACGAGGTCGAGGTGGATCCTGACCAGCTCTACAACATGCAGGAAGATCCGCTGAACCTGCGCGCCCAGTTGCCAACTGACGCGCCGATGACCGAGCGCATTTCTGCCTACGAGAAAGCTGTCAAGGACGCCGGTTTCCTTGGCGCATATTTCCCTTCGTCTGTGCTGGGACAGACGGCGATCCTGTTCGAGGAAACCACGCCATCGACCGTCATCAACGAAGCCTACGGCCTGCCAACCAGCGAGATCGCCAGCCCGGCTGACTTCAAGACGCCAACCCCAGAGAGTTTTTCGAAGGGCGGCTGGGCCGTCCTGACCGCGACGCAGGAAGCGCTTGGCGACTTCAAGGCCGAGGCCAACCGGGCGGCAGACGAGAAGCTGCGCAAGGTTCTGGAAAAGGAAAAAATTCCTTACATCGTCGTCGAGGGCGCATATCAGGGCGAGCCGCAGGGCGCTAACTATATGATTTTCGCGCCTGAAGAACGCGCCAAGAAACTCGGCAAGCAGTTCAAACAGGAAAGTATTCTTACCCGCGACGGCCTGATCTACACTGACGGCAGCAATCAGATCGTGCCGGGCCGTGGCGTGACTGTCGGTCCAGAGGCGACGCAGCAGGACTTCTACAGTCAGATGCCGGACGGCACTGCATGGACGATGGACCTTGACTTTGACGGCCAGACAACGGTCGACATGCTGGGCCAGACCCGGCAGGGCCGCAACGCGTTCAACGCCGAGCAGCAGCGCGACGCCGCTGGCGTGGCAGGCCAGCCGACCGATGCAGGAAACGACATCGGCCTGACACAGATCAGCCAGAACTTTAACAAGCTGCTGGACCTCACGGTCCGCATGGGCCGCTTCACCCTGAAAGGTGTCGAGGGCCAGTTCTCGTCCAAGTCTGGCGTTGTCCGCCTGAAGTCTCCGAACGACCTGTCGACGCTGGTGCACGAGGGCGGCCACACGCTGGAGGTCAATGCGACCGGCCCGCTGCGCACGTTCGTCGACAACAACAAGACGATCATGCAGACCATCGCCCGCAAGCTGTATGGCGGCGATGTCGAAGGCATGAGCGTGAAAGAGCGTGTGTCAGAAGGCTTCGCCGAGTTCTTCCGGGTTTACACCCTCAACCGGAACTTCGCCCAGATCAATTACCCGCAGCTCGTGCAGGACTTCGACGCCTTCCTTGCGGCCAACGACCCCAAGTTGGCGACAGGCTTGCAGCTTATCGGCGACCAGTTCGCCGCATGGCTCCAGCTCCCATCCTCGCAGCTCCTGCGCAACATGATCGTGTCGGGCAAAGAGACGACCGGCATCAACGCCACGCTGGCCGAGGTCAAGAAAGAAGGTCTGGGCAACTGGTTCCGCGAAGTAGCGAACCGGGTATTCACCGCTTCGATCAACCGCAACAACCAGCTCAACCGGCTCGTCGCTGACCTGCTGAACGTGGCGCAGGAGAACCGGGGCGCACCGCTCGACCTGAAGCGCGCCAACGATCCACGCGTCCTGATCCGCATGGCGACCAACGCAGGAAACCGGGCTATGGTGCAGTTGACGGACGGCATCATGCCGCACCGCTCGACCGATCCAACGACGCCGGGCCTGCGCACGGTGCTGCTGCGCTACCACGGCATCAAGGCAGACGGCACGCTGAAGGCTATCGACCCTATCCGCCAGAAGGACTTCGCCGCCTACGTCGTGGCGCTGCGCGGTATCGACGAGTACGCCCGCTACTCGCAGGGCATCATCGAACGCCCGCCGCTGGCCGCCACACTGGGCGACCTTCAGGTTGCCGTGACTGAAGCCGAGGCCAAGTACGGCGACGACTTCAAGGAAGCTGCCCGGATGATCCACGACTACGGCATGGGCCTCTGGGAAAAGAGCTATGCTGCCGGGCTGCTGGACGAGGACACCTACAACGACGGCCTGTCGCGCGGCTTCTATGTTCCGCTTCAGCGCGACCTCTCTGACAAGGACATCAGCCAGTCGGGCATCTCGGCGGCTGCTGTCGGTCAAGGCCGCAGCGTGGTCAAGCGCTTCCGTGGTTCCGACCGCGACATCATCGACCCGATGGACGCGCTCATGGAGAAGACTTTCTCGCTGGAGAAGGTTATCGCCGAGAACGAAGTCAAGAAGGCGCTGGCCCAGTTGGCGGACAAGGCCGGGCAAGTCGGCGCTCTGGTCGAGCGCGTGCCAGCTCATCGCCTGATGGGCCAGCAGTTCAGCGTGCAGGAAGTAGCGCGCGCCCTGACGAAAGACCCGACCGTATCGGCGACCGATGCCGCCGACATGATGGCGATCCTTGAGACCGCCATCGACGAGGGCAACCGCATCGCCCTGTTCCGCAGCCAGCAGGCGCAAGCTGCTGGCGAGAACATGGTCTTTTTCTGGGAGAAGGGCAAGCTCGCCGCGATCCAGATCAAGGACGGCGATGTCGGCGCTGATATCATCAACGTCCTGAACGCTGTCGGCACCGAGACCGTACCGCTGCTGGTCGACCTGATCGCCTATCCATCCACGGCATTCCGTGCAGCGGTGACGAGCTGGCCGGACTTCCTGCTGGTCAACTTCATCCGTGACCAGATGTCCGCCTTCGTCCTGACCGAAGGCTACACACCGTTTGTCACCGGCATGCGTGGCGTCGGCGATGAGATCCGTCAAGGCACGTGGGCGCGCCAGTATAATGCAGCGATGGGCACCATGGGCGGCATGAACAGCGCCAACCTGCACGACGCCCGCGTGACACGTGACATTGAGGCGCTGCGCTCGAAGGGCTACATCGCCCGCGTAACCAGCGGCAAGGGCGTGGCGGGTGCGATCAAGAGCCTCGCCCGCGTCACAGAGCTGACGGAAACCGGCACGCGTCTGGGCATCTTCCGGCAGGCATACGAGCGCGCCAAGGCTGACGGCCTGACCGACTGGGAGGCCAACGTCGAGGCCAGCTACGTCGCGACCGACTACATCGACTTCGGCCTGCACGGAAACCGCATGATGGCGTGGCGTCGCCTGATCCCGTTCCTGAACGCCCAGCTTCAGGGCCTCTACAAGATGATGCGCACGCTGGGCGGTGACGAGGTCGCACAGCGTCGCGGCATCCGCTTCGCTGTGTCCGCCTTCTTCAAGGACATCAACGGGCTGGAGCTGTCGCGCACCGAGCGGCAGGCGATCCGCACAGGCCGCAAGGCTTGGCTGAAGATGGCCGGGCTGGGCATCATCGGCGCTGCGCTTCAAGCCGTGTTCGAGGACGACCCTGATTATCAGGACGCGTCTGAATACCTGCGCACGACCGGCTGGGTGATCCCTATCGGAAACGGCGAGATCTTCTATATCCCTAAGCCGTTCGAGCTGGCTATGGTCTCCAACATCGTCGAGCGTGGCATGGAAGCGGCGTCCGGCGACAAGGAAGCCAAGTGGCGCATGCTTCGCGGCATGGCTATGAACCTCGTGCCACCAACCAACCCGCCAGCTATTCAGGCTGCCGTCGAGCAGGCCGCGAACTGGGACAGCTTCAGCGGGCGCGAGATCGTGCCTGACTACATGCGCGCGCTGGAGCCGGAGCTTCAGTACAACCACTTTACCAGCGAGTTCGCAAAGAGCATGGGCAAGATGCTGGGCTGGTCGCCAATGCGTATCGACCATGCGATGTCCTCGTTCGGTGCCAGTGCCTACCGCGACCTGACCAGCATGTATAACATGACAGATCCTGACCGGCCTTCCAGCGACAAGACCGACTGGCCGATCACCCGGCGCTTTGTCCGCGACGCGCGCCGGGGTGCTGCATCGGCTGCCGACTTCTGGAAGTTCGCGTCTACCGTCGACGGCTCGTTGCGCCGGGCCGAGCTGACCTACAAGAACTACATTGAGGCCGGGCAGGACGGCGCAGCCCAGTCCTATCTTGACGGCTTGCAGCCGGACGAGCAGGCATACGCCCTGCTCAACGTCCACTTCAAAGCGGACTTCAAGCGGCTCAACCCGACCTACCGGGCACGCCAGATGACAACGATCATCAGCGCCATGCGCCGCGAGCTGTATTCGAACCTTGGCGTCGAGAACACCGGGCCGGGCGGCGAGGACGACCCGTTCATGATGTCTGCCAAGGAGAAGGCGGACGTCGACGAGATCCTGTCTGAATACGCACGCCGCGAAGTCCGCAACTCGCTCGTGTTCATGAAGGCTCCGGGCTGGGCGAACAAGAAGCCGCTGCCGACCGAGCCGACTATTGAACTGCTGCGCGCGACACAGCCGCTGGTAGCGGACGAGTTCGAGCGTCGCATCAAGAAGGCCAAGGTTTATGACGCCGAAACTATCCAAGAGTATTGGCCTGAAGTGCGAGATAGGTTATTAACGGACAGGGACGAAGCGTTCCTGAAGGACATTCAAACCGTGGCGAAAGTGATGAGATAATGGTTGTTCCAGTTCGCAGCGCGCGCCGGGTAGTTGTCAACAATGGCAAAGTCCGGCAGATCACCATGGACTACAAGGCCGAGAACGCGACTGACGTTTCGGTCTGGGTGTCCTATACCAACCCCAGCATTCCAGATCGCCGCCTGACACTGGGCACCGACTATCAGGTCGAGGGCGTCGGCGGGCCGGGCGTCACTGCCACGATCAACAATCCTGACGGCTGGGAGGGCGTCGCACGTTTCGCGATGCTGGTTTACTACCCTGTCAACCAGCCATCGGATATGGACCTCGGCGGGCCGTTCGGCAAGCGCTACGAGGACAGCCTCGACCGGCTGGCCTACAGCATCCAGACCGTGAACGACAAAGCCAACCGTGCGCTGAAGCTGGCACCGACCGAGCATATCGAAAGCGACGTGCTGGTCGCCAAGCCTATCGGCGGCATGTACCTGCGCTACTCGGCAGACGGCACGATGATCCTGCCTGACTTCGGCCCTGAAGGTGCAGGCGGTCCAGTCGGCATTCCAGAGGCACCGAGCAACGGCATCTACTACAGCCGACGTAACGCAGTCTGGGAGCCAACACCGCCGCCACTGTCGCGGCCATCGGAGTTCATGGATCCTGACACCCTGCGCCCGCTGACCGTGAACGGCGTGCCAGCGAGCGGCGGCGGTTTCCCTACGACTGCCCAGCAGGAAATCATTTACGCCTTCTCTGGCGGTTCCGTTACCGGCGACCTGCCGAACCTGACGTCGAGCGATCTGGCGACGTGCTACGTCTCGCCGCCAACCGAGGACAGCACGAACTGGGTAGCCGCGACCACGCCATGGATGAACTATAACGGCGGCAACACCCGCATCATGCCGCTGGACATTCGCACGATCTTCAACACGACGCCGGTCTCTATCCCGCTGTTTAAGCCTGTCGTCGTCAACGGCTTCGGCATGCTGGTCTGGGAGTACATCGGCGAGGAGCCGATCAACACCCTGCTCACAGGATCCTTGAGCGTGCTGCTGCGCGTCGGCAGCATTCAGGCCGACCAGCAGATCCGCTACATCATGCGCCTGTGCGGCGCGAACCTGCCAGCGCTGGAGCTGGGCCAGAACAACGGACGCCGCAATCTGGCTACCGCACCTTCTGGCCTGTACGAGCCACGCCAGCTCCGCAACTATCTTGAGTACAACGACAACAACCTGCCGCCGACCGCTGCGCTGATCACCAGCGTGGGCGCGACGGCAGACCTGTTCGTCGGCTACGACGTCGGCTCCATCGCCGCAGGCTCGACCGCTGAAGCCTTGACGCCGGGCAGCGCTGAAGTGCGCACCACGAAATGGATGGACGTGTCGAGCTTCAACAAGCTGGACATCTCGTTCCTGATGTACGACGTCGGCACCAGCTCCATCAGCCGCATTCAGTACAAGGTTGCGGGCGGCGAGATCCGCTACTTTACCGCGCACTCCATCACCGACACCTCGCAGCGCGTCTACCGCCTGCCAGCCGACGCCGAGCAGGTCCGCATCCACTACAGCGCGTCGGGCGACGCGCCGGGCACGCCAAAGTTCAAGCCGCTGTCCGTCGCCAACTCGGCGAACTTCGACGTGCTGAAGGGCTACTGGATCAACCACACCTTCAACGTTAACCGTGACGTCACCTTCTGGCCGGGCGGTCGCTACTATATCGACTTCTTCACCCAGATTTTCTCCGACCAAGGCACCGCTCGTGAATACGGTTTCCGCTACCAGTCAGGCGGCTTCCAGTTCATGTTTGACGCGGGCCGCATCCGCAAGAAGATCGCGAAGACCTTCTTCGACAGCGAGGCATAACGATGGCGACGCTTACAACTCAAGTCTTCAAGTCTTGGCCGGTCGACTACCCGGTCCCTGTCAGCGCCATCAATGGATCGGTGCTGACGGCGCGCGGCCTGTACGGCACGATGTTCTACGACAGCGCGTGGCCGGGCGGCGTCGGCACGACGCGCGGCATCGTCTGCCTTCAGCGCGGTTCCGGCTCGACGTCAGCTCCATCGGAAAACACGTTCGTCTCGCTGTGCCTTGCCAAGGGCTACGCGGTGCTGGTCTGGTCTTATCCGGGCTACTGGCTGTCGCCGCCCAGCTTCTACCGCTACGGCTACGGCAACGTGAACGCGCCGATGTTCCTTGGGCACCTGATCAAGGACGCATGGGTTACGCAGACGATGCTCGACTGGCTCGACGAGAACTACCCGAACAACCCGATTGTTCTGGCCGGGCACTCGCGCGGCGGCGCTGCACAGGTGGCATGGGCTGCTGGCTACACCTGCCGTCCGCTACAGTCTCGTGTCCGGGGCGTGCTTGCCATGGGCGCAACCATGGCAGGTCTGGGCGACCTGTCGTGGAACGACATGATGCGCAACCTGAACACGTTCTCCAACATGATCAACCTTCTCCAGAAGCGCGTCATCTTGGCTTACGGCGACCTCGACGATTTCGCGCCGCCTGACTACGTCCGCCGCCTTCAGGTCGCCATCGACACGACCAAGGACGTGTACGTCGTCTCGCCCGGCGAGCTGCCTCACGTCTGGTACGATACCAATCCGGGTGCAGCCTACGCCGCTGACTGGGTGCAGCAGCTCATGACGCAGGGCTTCGTCTACGACCGCTTCGGCCTGCCAGCGACACGCGGCCCTGTCGTGCCGACCGGCCCAGCCGAGCCGGGCGCTCTGATGATCGCAGGCATTTGCACGAGCGTCCTGACCGGCGCTGTCGGGCACTTCGCCACGCTGCCTTCGTCGCCGCCCAGCGCCATGCAGCCGGGCTTCCTCGTGGGCGCACCGCCCGGCGCAAACCTCGTGGGCCTCTACACTACGACCGGTGGCGTCGGCACGCTGTACCTGTCCGGCGCTCCAGCCGTGACGTACATCGCGGGCAAGACGCTGAAGATCGACGGCGTGACTTACCCCATCACATGGGTTACTGTGAACGCCGGAGAAACACGCGGCACGTTTGACTTTGTCTTTACGTCGGGCCAGACCTACCGCGTCGAGTTCAGCTAAAGCGAGAACGACAATGGATAAGAAACTTTTCTTTGAGGTCGCCAAGTCAGCAGTGTTCGGTGGCAAGCCCCTTAATCAGGGGCAGGTCAACGGCTGCGAGATCCTGCTGGACGCGTGCCAGCGTCACCGCATGCCAACCAACGATGTCGCCTACATTCTGGCGACGGCGCACTGGGAGACAGGCGGCACGATGCTGCCGGTCATTGAGACCCGCACCGCCAAGGACAAGACGAACCCCAGCGTCGACACCGCGATCCGCCGCCTGAACGCCTCGTTCAAGGCTGGCAAGCTGAAGTGGGTGAAGACCCCCTACTGGCGCAAGGATGCAGACGGTAAGAGCTGGCTGGGCCGGGGCTACCCGCAGCTTACTCACAAGACTAACTACGAGAAGGCCAGCAAGATCGTGGGTGTCGACCTCGTCGCCAACCCGGAGCGGATGCTGGAGCCGGAGATCGCAGCCGAGGTCATGGTTGTGTCCATGCGAGACGGCGGCTTCACCGGCAAGAAGCTGCGCGACTTCATCGACCTGTCCGACGACAGCGACGCCATCGACCGCCGCGAGTACCTGAAGGCGCGCGCCATCGTGAACGGCAAGGACCGGGCATCCGAGATCGCCGACCTCGCTATCGGCTACGAGCGGGCGCTGCGTGCTTCTGGCTACGACGTGCCAGATCCTGTCAAGGTCTACACCGACAAGTTCCATGTCCAGCTCGTGCAGGCCCGGCTCGCCGAGCTGGGCTACAACACCGGCAGCCAGCGCAAGGACGGCACGTTCGATGGCGTGCTGGGCGACCTGACAAAGGCAGCGATCCTCGCCAGCAAGAACGAGAACAAGTTCGAGCCGCTGGACGACCAGATCACCGACGCCTATGTCGCGGCGCTGGACAACTTCCAGAAGCGCCAGCTTCCACGCGAAGACCTGACGCCAACCGAGGTGCGCGAGCGCGCGCCCGAAGTCCAGACCAACTATTTCCAGAAGGTCATCGGCGGCCTGACGGCTGTCGGCGCTGCCATCGGCGGGGCATATAACGCCATCATGGATAGTCTGGGCGAGGTCCGCAAGTACGTCGAGCCGCTGGTCAGCTCTGTGCCATGGTACGTCTGGGTGGGCGCTGCCGGGGCGTTCGGCGGCTTCATGTTCTATCAGGGCCGCAAGGGCGAGAAGGCAGGCATCGAAGCCTTCAAGGCAGGTGGCCGATGAAGTATTATCTCTGGGGCGGGCTGGTCATTTTTCTTATATTAGCACTCGCCGGGTACACCAAGACCGTGTATAACTACGCCACAACCAAGGAACGAAACCGCGTCGCCGAGCAGTCGCTGGACCGCAACGCCCAGAGGAACAAAGACGATGAAGCCATTCGCGATCTTGACCGCTCTGGCCTATGCCGCGAGTTCGGCACTTCTCGCTGGTTGCCAGAGCAGCAGCGCTGCGAATGACGGCAGCGGCTACTCTCACACGCCGCTGAAACCTGCGAGCCGCGACTACCTTATTGCGAACGACCGCCCGGCAGTGGAAGCCATTGCAGGGAACAACCGTACCTGCAAGAGGGACGCGCAATGCAAGAAGTAGATACCCAAGTCCAGCAGTTCGAGTTCATTGGCTCGACCGACGATAAGGTCGCGAAGCTCGTGTTCTATGCGACCCGGCAGGGCGAAGGTCTGATGGCGCTCCAGCGTCGGCAGAACGCAGTGTCAGACCGCGTGAGCAAGCTGGAGGAGCGCGAGCATATCCGCCAGTTGGCAGAGGCCCGCGAGGACGAGCGCGACAAGCGGCTCGACGACCGGCTGGCCGCAATGACTAAGTCCATCGACGCGACGCGCGACGAGGTGGACAAAATAAAGGGCCTTGGTTACAAGGCCCTCTGGGTATTCGGCGGTGCAATCCTGCTGGCCCTAGCCAACGCCTTGATCAAGGGCGGGCTTGCTTCTTTCATCTGACGCCAGCGACTGCACCAACGCGGTCGCTATACTAGCTGCCATGGCGGCTGACATCTCCAGATAGACATCGTTCGAGGTTCCGACGTTAAGCCGCAGCCTGATCGTGCCGTCGTCTACTATCCGGGCCGTGGCAAGGTGTACGCGCATGTCAGCTCCAAAGGTTAAGGGCAGCCCGAAGGCTGCCCAGTTTCGTTACGAGAAGTTGCGGCGAGACAGGACGCCGCAGCGGCCACGTTCGATGATAGCGTGCACGCCCAGACGGTTATCTCGACGGTCTGTCTCTTGCAGCTCGCGTGCGTTGATGCGCTTGGACAGGTCGAGGGCCGCGACGCGGCGCGCACGTTCCTTGGCGCGAGCGTCCATTGCCTTGATCTCGCGCCGGGCTTCAGCCCGGATTGACTGCCGGGTGTCGGTCGACTGTGGCAGGCTGGCTGGATTGATGTAAGGCTGCCGCTTGCTGGTCTTGATCAGGCGGCCATGGTAGTTCGTCCGCGATCTCTCGGCGAGCTGCTGGCTGGCGATCTGGTTCGCCAGAAGCTGGGCGGCAAGTACGGCCTGTGGAGCAGAGCCGGAGTTCAGGAACAGTTGAGTTGCCTTGGTAAACATTTTCATATCCTCTCTAGGTATCGACGGAATGCTTCCTGCATCGATATCTTGTTATGCACACGATCATATTTGATTTCGTCCACTGTGTCGCGTGCGAAGATGTAGTGGACGAAGCACTGGAACTTCTGGCCCGGTCTGTGGAACCGCTTCAGAAGCTGGTCGAACAGTTCGGCGGACCACGTCATGCCGTACATGATGCACTGGCTGCCGCCGAACTGAAGGTTGAGGCCATGCCCGGCAGACGCCGGGTGCAGGCCCATGAACTGAATGCGCCGGGCGTTCCAGTCTGCCTCGTACTGGATCGCCTGCTTGTCTGTCGTGCCGTTGCCGAAGTATGGCAGGCCGGGCACGACCTCCTGAAGACGGCGCAGGTCTTCACGGAACTCGTAGCTGATGAGCGACGACTGGCCGTTGAGACCTTCGAGCAGGTCGCGCAACAGATCGTCTTTCTCGTGGTGCAGGTCGACGGTCGAGCCGTCCGGGTTATACATGAACCCCTGCGCGATCTGGGCCAGCTTGCCGTTTGACACGGCAGCCGTGGCGGCCAGAATGTCGATGCCCTTCTCTCGGTCGAAGACCAGCAGCTCGCGCTCCATGGACTTGTAATACTCGCGCACCTTCTTGGGCAGCTCTACCCAGTGGTACACCGGCTGGATTGGCGGCAGCTCCGGCAGGTCTTTCTCGTCGACGGTGAAAGACCAGCGGCTGATGTCGCGCTTCGTGCGCTCCTCCCAGTCGGGGCGTATCTCCCACTTCGCTGCCTTGATGTCGTATATCTGGTCAGGAAAGAAGCGTTCAATCTGCCACTTGTCGAAGGTGCCCGGCCATATCTTTCCGCGCGAAATGATCTTCAGCAGCGTGTATTGATCCTCGTAGCCGTTAGGCCGGGGCGTGCCTGTCAGCCCCCAGACGATCCCGAACTTCTTGGCGACGCCACGTATCGCTTTCGAGCGCTTGCCATATGGCGACTTGAAGGTCGATATCTCGTCGATGTTCAGCAGGCCGAACAGCGGGTGGAACGGGGGCAGCTTCTCCAGAATGCCCGCCAGCCACTGCGCGTTGTCCTTGCCGACGACGTAGATATCAAAGCCCGGCTCCATCAGCTTCGCAAAGCGCTGCTTGGGCGTGCCGGTCACGAGCTGGATTTTAAGATCCTTCAGGTGTTCCCACTCGTCATGCTCACGACCCGGCCCCCAGACCAACTGGGCGACGCGCTTGGGTGCCAGCGTCAGGGCGCACTTGATAACACCGTCGTGTATCAGGTCGAGGATAGCCGTCATCGCTGACGCGGTCTTGCCGCCGCCCATGGGCACGACTGCCTGCTGGCCGTCGTACTCGTACAGGCGGTCGACGCTGCGAACCTGTGCACCGCGTAGCTGGTCTCGTGTTCTGCGCTCCTTCACCATCGGTCTACTCTGCCGAGGATAATCGACGTGGTCGTGTGCCACGTGACGTAGTAGAGGAGAACCGCAAGGAAGACGAAGAACAGAACGATGCAACAACACTCCGCAACGCGGCTGGTGAAGCATACTCGTAGCAGTGAAATACCTTCAGCAGGCCGTCGACCTCGTGCTTGTCTTTCAACTTCCATGTAATGTGTCCTATGTTGTCGAGGCGACGCAGCGTCGCGCCCTGATGTTCGGTGAGCTGCCCGGCGCGCTGGCTGGAGGTGCCGGGCCGCTTGACCTCGCACCATATAGTGACGCCCTTGGGCAGGATTAAGATGCGGTCAAGGAACCGGCGACCGGGCACTGCGCCCTTGATAGCCATGCCGCCGATCTTCTTTTCGACGGCGTCGACCAAATAATCTTCAACTGATACTTCTGCGAGCTTGCTCATGCGGTGATCCTCGTGTACTGTAACCGTACTGAAAATGTACTTTACAGATCGGCAAACTTATGTCAAACACAAAAACAGCCAAGGTGCAGATCAAGCTCGAAGCTACCGTCGAGATACGCGACAAGCTACGGGAGATATCGGAGAAGACCGGTTACTCCCAGTCGCTCATCATGACGATGCTCATCCGCTATTATCTGGTTTCACCTCTGGACGTAGAGCATGATGTCCGCCGCGTGCTGGTGGAGATCGCAAAGAAGAACGGCAACAAACTGCGCTTGTCAGAGCGCCAGAAGAAAGTGATTAAAGATGTCACGGACAACCTCGTTACCGACAACCTCATCTAGCGGCGGGCCTTCTGCGCACTCGTCTCTTGTCGGCGGCTCGACCGCCGACCGCCGCATCGGCTGCCATGCTTCGTACCGGCTGGAGCAGAAGGTTCCAGAGAACCTGAAGAACAAGTCATCCGACTGGGCCGACGAAGGAAGCGCGCTGCATGCCTGCATGGAATACATCATGCA